TAGGTGTTGGTGTTATACTAGATGTTGCTGTTATACTCGGTGTTATTGTTCTTGTTGGTGTTACTGTTCTTGTTGCTGTGATTGACGGTGTTAATGTTATAGACGGTGTTATTGTTCTTGTTGCTGTTATACTAGGTGTTTGTGTTCTTGTTGCTGTTGGTGTTATTGACGGTGTTGCTGTTATACTTGGTGTTATAGTCCTTGTTACTGTTGGTGTTATTGACGGTGTTGCTGTTATACTTGGTGTTATAGTCCTTGTTGGTGTTATACTTGGAGTTATAGTAAGTGTAGGTGTTACAGTAGGTGTTGGACTTGGTTCTACACAATCAATTTTTGTAAATAAACCACTTGAAATATTATAAACATATGTTCCTACACAATCCGTAGTCGTACATGTATTATTAACTGCTGTTACATTGACTGTTGGGAATTCACGTGTCCCTATTAATGTACCTCCTGTATTTGTAAATCCAAAATTACCATTACTAACCATGGTACCACCTTGGTATGCATACATAGTTATAAAAACATCTCCATTTCCTCTAGTACTAAACCAGTTTGCTCTACAAGTTAACTCAGCTTGAGTCATACTAGGATAAGCAGCTTTTAAAGCAATAAGATCGACATAATTAGTCTCTGTTCCTCCGGATGTTGTATTATCTCCTCCCCAATATAAATAAGGACCACCCCAAGCCCCAGATGCTAAACTTCCATCAACACAATAACCCATAGGACCGGCGGTGACAGGATCTACTAGAGTTGTTAGTGTATCTAAATCAACCCCCGCTCCTGGAGCTAAGGTGTATTGGAATACTATATAATCAGCACCTGGATAATAGGGTTGTGTTGCTGATATAGTTCTTGTTGGTGTTATAGAAGGAGAAGCAGTAATTGATGGTGTTATAGTTGGTGTTGCTGTTATTGTTGGAGTTGATGTTATTGTTGGTGATGGTGTTATCGTTAATGTTGGTGTAATACTTGGAGTAATTGTTGATGTTGGAGTAATTGTTGATGTTGGTGTAATTGTTCTTGTTGTTGTTATTGTTGGAGTAACAGTTAAACTTGGAGTTATTGTTCTTGTTGGTGTTATACTCGGAGTAACAGTTACACTAGGAGTAATAGTAAGAGTTGGAGTAATAGTAGGTGTAATTGTTACACTTGGTGTTATCGTTAAAGTAGGTGTAATAGTTGGTGTTGAAGTAATAGTAGGTGTAATTGTTAACGTTGGTGTAATCGAAGCCGTTGATGTAATTGTTGGTGTTTTAGTTATAGTTGGTGTAACTGTAACAGTAGGAGTTATAGTTGGAGATGCTGTTATAGTAGGTGTAACAGTTAAAGTTGGTGTTATAGAAGGAGTTGCAGTAATGGTTGGCGTTACAGTTGGTGTTATAGTTACAGTAGGAGTAATAGTTCTTGTCGGTGTAATAGAAGGTGATGCTGTAATAGTTGGTGTTGATGTTATTGTTGGAGTAACAGTTAAAGTAGGTGTTATACTAGGGGTTCCTGTTATAGTTGGTGTAACTGTAATAGTTGGAGTTATAGTTGGAGATGCTGTTATACTCGGTGTTATTGTTACACTTGGTGTTATCGTTAATGTTGGTGTGATCGAAGGAGTTCCTGTTATAGTTGGTGTAATTGTAACAGTAGGTGTAATAGATGCTGTTGATGTTACAGTTGGAGTTATAGTTAAAGTCGGTGTTATTGTTAATGTTGGTGTAATACTAGGACTAGCAGTTATACTTGGAGTAACAGTTACACTCGGAGTAATTGTAAGTGTTGGTGTAATTGAAGGAGTAGCAGTAATAGTTGATGTTATAGTTGTTGTAGGAGTTATAGTTGCTGTTGGTGTTACAGTCGGAGTCTCAGTTACAGTCGGAGTAATTGTTCTTGTTGGTGTTATACTCGGCGACGCGGTTATTGTTGGAGTAGCAGTAATAGTTGGTGTTATTGTTAAACTAGGTGTAATAGTAACAGTTGGAGTTATAGTTGCAGTAGGAGTTATAGTTCTCGTTGGCGTAATAGAAGGAGAAGCAGTAATAGTCGGTGTTGCTGTTATTGTTGGAGTAGCAGTAATAGTTGGTGTTATTGTTAAACTAGGTGTAATACTAGGACTAGCAGTTATACTTGGAGTTACAGTAACCGTTGGTGTTATCGTTAATGTTGGTGTAATACTAGGACTAGGAGTAATAGTAGGAGTTTCAGTAACAGTAGGTGTGATAGTAACAGTAGGTGTTATAGTTAAAGTTGGTGTAATAGTTCTTGTTGGCGTAATAGTTGGTGTTGTCGTGATAGTTGGTGTAATAGTTACCGTGGGGGTAATAGTTCTACTTGGAGTAATAGTAGGTGTTGTTGTTATAGTTGGTGTAATAGTTACAGTTGGAGTAATAGTAGGTGTTGCTGTTATAGTCGGTGTAATAGTTCTACTTGGAGTAATAGTAGGTGTTGCTGTAATCGTTGGACTAGGTGTTATAGTCGGTGTTATGGTTTTTGTTGGAGTAATAGTCCTTGTTGGTGTAATAGAAGGAGTTGATGTAGTAGTAGGTGTTGGAGGAGGAGTAAATACTATAATAGTACTATTTTTTTCTACCGGATTTACAGCATATATAAATGGATTATATGTTGCTGAAGGGACAGGAGAAAATGAAGCACTACCACTTATATTGTATGTGTTTATTATGACGTCAATAGAATTATATATATACGCTTGATCTACGTATAATACTGAAGCAGTAACATCAAATGAAGCACTAGTATAGGCCATTTTTAATTTATTTTTTATGCATTTTTTATCCCAAAGATCCTGTAAAATCTGTAAAGCTTACATAAACTTGACTACCACTCATAAATGGAGAAGCTAGTATTATCTTTGAAAACGATGCTAAACTCATTTCAAATTCACAATCCGGGTCTAATACGGTAATAACTATGCTTGCTGTATTGCTTGTTAGCATCCCACAATAAGAACCCGTTACATTAAATGTATAATATGTTTGATACACTCCGGTTCCTAATCCACTAAATGACATTGATACCGTATTATTAGACCCTGTACTAAAATTACTAATATTTGGTCCTGAAAGTTTAATTGATTGATTTACAAGGGTATTTCCTCTTAGGTCATCATTTACTAAAGGAGAAATAGATAAAGTAACAGGATTGCCATAATCACTTCTAGTAATGAATATAACATCATCATAAGCAATAGGAGTTGATGGGAATATTCCTTGATAATCTTGATTTGTTAGTACAAAAATACCTTCAGGATAAAATACATTCCCCACATGGGTAGTATCACTATCATAAACATTACCTTTTCCATCATCTGTAAAAAGATATGTAGATGAAGTCAGTTGAAAACTATATGGTAAAATTCTTTGGCCGTATAAGTTTGTAGATATGGAAAGAACTTTTATAGATTCATTTATCCCTGTTGGGAAATAATTTATAAAAGCAGGATCATCATTAAAATTAAAATAAGAAGCAGTTGGCCTTAGTCCCGTAGCTGTAGCATAATATAAAGAAGACGCCAAAGAGGCAGTAGATATACTGCCGGAATATTGATGATAGAATAATTGATTTATAGAATCATATATTAATCTATCATATTGCCCATTAGTTATAGGGTCCGTAGTAGGATTAAAAGTTCCTGATAAGTTAGTACCATTATAGAAATCAATATAGGGATCACTTAGAGGTAGAGGACAATAGTTAAAATTCCACTGTTTATTAGCTATAACAGGTATTGTTATAACATCTGAAGATTTTAACTTTTTGAAGGATCCCATGCATTAACATTATTATTAAGATTAATAGTCTAATTTTACTTTAATTAAGGCTTCTTTGGTAAAATCTTTTACTAAAGGCCTACTCAATTTGGCAACCGCTAATAATTCATTATTATTATTATACAATCCAACAGTTGTTATAAATGTTTGAGGATTGTTAATTAATGTAGAATAAAGTAAATTACCATTATTATCTATAATAGAGGGATTTGTTGTGTAATTAAAATCCTGATTTTTTATTCTTGTAAAGAAATAATGAGAAGAAACATTCTCAGCCGATTGTAATCCAAAATAAGCACTAGAAGATATCAATGTATAAAATTGAAAATCTAAATTATTATCTGTTCCTGGAGTATTAACTGTTGGGTCGAAAAAAATACCTCCATTAACAATCGATCTAGACAATGCGGTTGGATTTAATATAATAATATCGTCATCTGGGAATAAAATCCCGTATGTTGAATTAGACATTCCTGTCGCGTTGCCATAAGGAACACCTGCACTACCACTAATTAAAGTATAGTATAAAGTACCAGCTGTTGTATAATTAGTTGTTGATGTTATTTGGCTATTATCTGTTAAAACAACTTCATATGCACCATTTTCTAACTTTAATGTCATTGAACCAGGTTGGGTATGTTCTTTATATCTATTTCTAGCTATGTTGATTATATAAATACCTTGTGGCGTATCGTCTCCAAATTGAAAGCTTCCGCTTTCTGTTCCTAACAACAATGTTCTATATTGCCCGTAAACAACTCTAGAATTAGTAATCGATGAACTATCTGGCAATTGGTTAGTTACTGATGGGCTAATATAAGCAGCACCACTACCATACATGTTACCATATTGAGTAGCAAACTGAACAGAAGCTGAGGTAGAAGTTAGAGCACCAGGATATTCAGCATATACGTTTAAATAAAATGAACTAGTAATAGCACTAGAAGTATAATAAGTAGCCAACACATTTGTGTCACCACTCCACATTGGTCTTACTACGGTTTCAGTACTTACTACAGAATCTTCTGGGTTGTATCTTACAAATGACATATATTATATTATTAAGAATTTGATTTTGTTATTGTTACTGGTATAGTAATTCGTGCACCACTGTCTCTACCTAATACAGTAAGAGTAGTAGTGATTTGGCTTAAACTAGAACCGAACAATGTATTAATAGTAGTACCAGTTAATGTAAATGAAGTACCAATTAAAGTTTGACTCACAGAAGATCCAAGAGTTTGAGTAACCCCAGTAGCTGTAACTTCAGCACCTGCTACCCCCGTTGAAGAGAAAGTAGATAAGAATCTAACATCAGCAATAGTTACTGCGTAACCATTGGCTTCAAATGTACTAGTAGCACCAAGATAATTTAATGTTTGTGGAGTAATGGTTAATGTAGAACCCTGTTTTAAATTAATACTATTATAACCAACACTAATTACAGGTAATTTAGCTGTGCCTCTTGGTAGAGTAGTTAACTTATAAATCATTATCTGTGTATCATCAGGAAATGCTTCAATTACGGGCATCGCCTCAATGGCTTGACCATAAAATGCTGATCCGGATGGGTGTTGGGGATTGTATAAGGTATAATCTACCTCATCATCTGCTAAAGAAAACTGAGTGATTTGAAACGAGCCATCATTTCTAGCTAGCAATTCTCTGCCCTTAGCTGTTAAAATCGCATCAATCGTTACAGTATTGTTATTTAAAATAGCCATTATTTTATCGTATTTTGATTATAAATATTAATTTTTCTAAAATCTAAATTATGTTGTTACCCCAACTCCAACGTCTACTAATTGTTGATTAACATTTTTAGTAATCATATCAATATTAGCCAATACATCCGGGTTTATATTTTGAGGAATTATAAAACCATAAGATGTTTTCCCAGAAGGTTTTGGAAAATTTAATATAACACTTGTTTCATCTACTATTCTTTTTAAGAATAATATCTTATAATATTGACCACAGTTCATATTACCGAAATATCCGGCTATGTCTTCTTTAACCGGGATATAGACATAATCTGTACCGCCTTGAATAAAATTAGGTAAAACGGTATATTCTACAATAGGCCCGCTTGACCCACTAGCTTGAACTACTATTTTATCATTTTCTTCTAAAAGAAATGGATAAAAAATATCACCATATTCATTATATAAGGTGGAATAAGAAGCAGATACTGTAGAATTTAAAGGATCAAAGAAACTTGAAGGACCATAAAATGGATTTAAGCTACTACTTAAATAAAAAGCATTTTCGGTCTGATCAACACACACATCAGTATTATTAGAAAACAAAGCATTATTAGTAGCTGTGGCTTTTAATACTCCTCCCGTTTTCATAGATACAGATGTCATGCCTGTAGTGTTAGAATCTATGAAGAATCTAAATTCTATAGCATCTCCAGGGTTTGCAGAACCACTAGTATTTAAATTTATTGTTCGTCTAAACAAAAAAGAATTATTTCCTACTCCTGTTGTTAAATAAGAATTTATAGCATTATACCATGTTATAGAAGAATAATTATACTGATCTGGTGAAGCACTTGTAATAGCAAAGAAACGACCGAGACTGACAATAGTAGGAGGATACCCAGGCAGTGGATTAGCGACATACCCGAATATTCTCCATTCTCTATATGATGTATCTACACTAAGAGTAGTAATTCTAAAAGGAGTAGTATTATTTGTTGAATATTCATATAAACTATTCCCACCTTCTAAAGTAACAATATTTGTGCCTGGTTGGAAATCATAATAATAATAACCATTAGGAACACTTTTTAAGTAGGCTTGATAATAACCTCCCGGAATATAAGATGCTGAGATTTTATTTTTATCTAAAAGAGTATAATTAGTTGAGCTGCTCAACCACAGTTCCATACTAGCTGTAAAACTTTTTGGTGTATCGGTAGAAGCAGTAGCTTGAAGAGTAAAATCATAATTAAACTCATAACTTCCTTCTGATGGAATAATATAGTAAGAGGAAGTTAATGATGTAATACCATTATTCGGACCTGATCCCGTATAAAAATAACTTCCTAAATTAGAAGCAGAACCAGTAAAATTAAATAAATTCCACACTTCAAACATGTTTACTGTACTAGAACTAGTATAGCTTGAAGATAAAAATATGCTATTTGCAGGAATTAAACTTCCTGTCTGAGTATTTATTGTGAAAAATCTAGCCAGTAGATTTTGAGAGTCTCCAAAAGGATTAGTAAATACAGCAGACGCTGACCAGCTTGATGATATTGTAGGATTACTACTTATTTCTTCTCCATAAGCATAAAATACAGGAGAATAAGAATATCCACTTTCTGCAATTAGTTTATTTCCATTAGTTTGAGTTTGATTACTAAACTTTTGAGAGTCAAATAAGGATACATTTAAAAAATCCCCAGTTTCAAAAGTATTTTGTACTTCAACCCAATTTCTATTACGCTTATTTAGCTCAGTAAGTCTACCTGTTTCGTCTACAAGATATTTTAAAACAGCATTACTTTTAAAAGGCACATAACGATTGGCTACCACCTCAGTAAATAATCCTAATTTCTTAACATAATAATTAATAACAGGAGAAGTACCATATGTTATATCCCCAACAGACCATGTATTATATAATTGCCCATATAATTGCACACCACTATATCTAGGACGCGTATGTGCCGTTAATGACAAATATGAATCTTGAAGTTGGACAGACTCAGTTATTGAATATGATTCAAAACATCTTCCTAAATTATCTACAGACAATATAGGAGTAATTTTTTTTCTATATTCAGATGTTAAACTTTCATCTACATTATTTTGTATAGCGTTAAAATCTGAGTTTAGGTAGAAATTCTCATACCTTGGGGCGTTATAATTTAAGACAAAGTCGGTATTCCCGCTTACAAACCCGGGGGGTATATATCCCACTGTATTATTTACTAAGTAGGGATTTCGGTTATTTTCTTCAAAATAAACATAAGTATCAATAGTTGAACCCGATATATTACCATCATAATATGGTAATTTATCCCCAGCTAAATAGTAGTAATACGGATCATATACAGGTACTAATGATGCACTATCTGTAGTACCAGAAAATTCATTGGTTTGAGAAAATTTAGGAGCATATTGGATTACTTTAGGTCGTTCTAATACAGGCGATTTCATAGATACTCCGGTCCAAGTATTAGCTCTAGCCGGTGTGAAATCTTTAACCATTTTAAATAATGAATTATCAAAAAACTGTATTAGTCTTATGAATCCTCCATAATCAAAGGGATCGTCAAATGTTTGTCCAAACCAATAATCTCTTTGATATGATAATGAAGGATAAGTATTTAAATATAAATCTCTTGGATCACCAATATAATTATCTAAAATCCATGTCGATGCTGATACGGCAGAAATAGAAGCAGACACAGCGGCATCTATTTGAGTTTGCGGTGAAAAAGAAACATCTATAAAATGTACATCTTGGCTTTTAATTTTTGTAGATGATGTAGGAGATGTTTCTAAACGTTTTATAGAGGATAAAATACTACCTGTAATAGCATTGCCACCTAAAGTAATTTTATCTGTAGTATATCCTTTTAAATCTTGCTGGTTTGTCATTCCTCCATATTCTTTAATAGGAAGAATAGAACCGGTAATACCAAATACGCTTATTAAACCTTGTAAACCACCATGTGCTCCTTTAGCTTTAAATAAATAAGGTAAATTATGATATAATCTTTTGTATGTATCTAGTACTAAATCTTTTCTAGGTGTACTATTTAAAAAACTACTTGATGGTGAATAATCACTATTAAAATCAATACTACCACTATATCCACCTACTCTATAGTCTAATACATTTTGATTTCCTTGAGAATTATATAATTTTATTCCAAAAGATTGTAACCAATTATATACTAAGTCTTGAGATATACCTTTATTTAAATTATTATCGTTATCCCATAAATCTGTTAATTTATCAATATAGATCCAAATATTATCAAAATATTGGCCTATCATATTAACAAAAACAATATATGGAAGATAATTATTTGTATCTTCTTTTATATAAGATGGTATAGTATCTATTAATATATCTTTATTATCAATATCATATGCAACCGCTACATTAGAAGCAGTTGAATACCAACTTTGAACAGTAACAGAAGATGAAGGATATAAAATATAAGGTTGATCAGAGTCTGATTTAGGGTATGGGGACACATAATATTCTAAGTAAGATCCTGTTTCTAAAACAATATTTTGTATAGAGGATGTTAGTGAACTTGAATAAAAATATAAATAAGATTCAAATCCATCAAATTTAGATATAATTTCATTTATGCTTGAACTAGCCCTATTTACGGAACTTGCTAAGGAAGGATTACTTGATGTTAAAGGAGTGCTAACATTAATTTCTGTCTGGTATGTCTCAAGTTCCCCCACCTTATACATAAAGTTATATAATCTATTCTCAGCCGAACTGTAGTGGACAAAGTCGTTAAGATTACTATAATTTATGTTTATATCAGTATTCTGATTGTTAATTAGATTAAGAACAACTTGATAATATGAACCTGTTAGAGAAGATATAAGTTGATCATAATTGTTATATGGAGTAGGAACTACATTTTTTAATTGTAATTCAATATCAAAATTAGGCCCTTGTAATCTAGGTTGAGGAAGAGGAGATATTAATTTATCTAAATTAAGATCAAATATATAAGGATTAACTATTTCTTCTACAATCCAAAATGTATCTTTTAAGCCTATATTATTAGGAAGGGGCTCAGATAATTTAAATAATACACTAGCTTCACCGGTATCACTAACACTAGCTAATGAATTTACGGCTATTACTTGGTTATTATTACCAAAATTTAATATTACATAGTAGTAATAGGGAACAGTAGCTTGTTTTTGAGTAAACTCGCTTGCAATAGATAATAATACTTCGGGAGAATAAACGGTTGAATTTACTCTAATTTCGGTCCTATCTGTAGATATTTGTTGAATAAATATCTGATTAAGAAAAGGTTCACCGTATATTTTTCTAAAGAAATTATATCTAGATGTAACTTCACCGGATTCATATCCAAGATTTTCAATATCTTGAATGGGGTCTATTTCAAGAACAGGTAATAAACTTTGAGAGTAACCAACATTAGCAGGTAATTTATATGCCTGGTAGTTGTAATCTGAATTTAATACTGTGCCTCCGAGATCAAATACGAAATATTCTATATAATCATTAGATTGGCCAAAAGTTTCTTGCTGTATAGAAGGAAGAAGTAATTGCTCATCCTGTAACGTATAACGATTTATTATATCGGTATTTAAAATCTGACCTACTATTTTAATATTATCAGCCATTTGTTGTATTTGCTATTTGTTCTAATAAACCTGCGTTGTCTGTTTCTGCTGCTAATAATTGTTGTCTTAAGTCTGTTATTTCTTGTAACAAAGCTTGAATATCAACATCATCAGCAAATTTTACACCTAAATATTCTGCTTCTTTATTTAAAATATATCTATGAGAATTAATATTTCCTTCGCTAGGAATAGAGAAAAATAATTCATCATATAAGACAAAAAAATCTTCAATTGTTACTTCGGGGGCAACCGGCTCAGTTATATTTAATTCTCTAAACTGCGTATCAATAACCTTAGAAAATCTATTCTTGTCATATATAGCATGTTGAACAGGAATATTTTCAGCCATTATTTGTTTATTTTAAATATGTAATCATTATCAAATACTACCTCCGATCCATTATTGAACACAGATTTAATTAATATTTTATAATATCTAGATGATTGTAATCCGGACATATATAAATCAAAATAATTACCATTAGAATCACAACTAATTTTAGTATATGTTGTGTCAAAATCTACTACATATTCTCCTGTATCTAAATCTTGTATAGCCCAGTATGATGTTATAGGAAGGGCATTATTTAAAGTATAAACAGATACAGTAACGAATTGTCTAGGAGGATATGTTTTTCTTGCATCTACACGAAATTGATAAACAGTATCTACATTATATTCTCCTACATTATTACCTAAAGTAACAATTGTATTTTCATTTTGTAATGTTGTTAAACTACCTGTTATATATATACTGTCATCCCATTTAATTTCAAGCTGAGGGGGGTAAATAGTGTGAGTATCTTTAGAAAAGAATTTTAATGAAAAAGATGATGAATTGTTAAATTCATAAGAATTTTCCATCTTTATTAAAAATCCATTATTCTTAAGATTAGTATTATAGAAATTACCTACAATATCCGTAACGTCTACATTTGTATCTTTTGTACTGTTTATTACAAAAGACTGAGAATTTTCATATAGTGTAAACCATGTTCCTCCTCCTGGGCTACTAGTAAGATAGGAACCTGTTGTATTTACAACATAGCTGGATGTAGCCCAATCTACATAGTTGCTTCTTTGAATCCATGTACAATCAGACGTAACAGGAGGATTATATAAAAAGCGCCCTGTTCCTACTTCCCAAGAAGATGAAACAGGAAATACATTTAATGTATATTGATCGGGTAAAGATGTAGTATTTGCTACAAAAAGTTTTAAATAAGCTTTAAAAAGTGAAGGATTTCCAACGTCATTATTAATAACATCTTGAATAACAGATGTAGGAAAAGTTAGTAGAATTCTGGATACACTAGCACTACTACTAAAAGACGATACAGTATTTTGAATTTCTATTATCTGATCTAGTCCCGTATTAGTTGTAGGGTATGCAGAGTATATAGTTGTGTCCTTTTCAGGAAGTATTTTATAGACGGCCATCTATGTTGTTATTTACAATAAATATAGAGTTATTAAAAAGTTACAACCCTACCTTGAATATCTGTGTCTGGGTATCTTATTTCAAATATAGACGGGTCCATTGATGGGTATATTATACCCGTTCTAGTTGCTCCTTGTACATCATAGCTATAGGGCGAATAATTACCCCCTGATATGTTTGTAAATTCAAGCTTAACAACCGATTGTACCCCTTTTACCTTCATTAAGACGGCATAAATGTCCGATATTATAATAGGTTGATTGATTTGCCATTTATCTATATCAAAAAAGCTTTGTAAAGATAAAATACAATCAGTTAAAATTTGTTTATTACTTAATCCTGGAATTACAGTTATATCAAAATTTAAACCTAGGTTGATATAAAAACCATTTTTTATTGTTACGGCATCGGTAACCATTCTGAATGGTTCAAGATATTCTTTAAGATTAGTTTTTAGTTCTGTAGTAGCATTTTCTAATTGTTTATTATCATTATACGCTAACACATACATGGATATTGCAAGAGGATTATTATCAATTAATGGATCATTTCCTGACTGTACGGACAATGTTGATGCTTGTTCTACATAAACTTTAGCAATAGTACCAAATTCTGAAGGCATGCTTAAAGCACGGGTCATATAGTCATCCTTAGTTACAGCTCTTAACTGTGCTGAGAATGCATTTAAAGTATTTAAACGAATTTCTTCAACTGTATCTCCACTTCTACCACCCGTTGAAGGAACAGGATTTGTACAAACTAAAGATAATAAAGCAGCATTTGTATAAATAGAATTTACAGCAGTTATGTTAGCAACAGATGTTATTCGTGCTATATCTCCGGCTGGTAGATTAGCTTGTATTCCACCTCCAACAGTATATTGAACATTTAGAGAAATATTAGCAGGCACAGTACCATATTGTTTGGTATAAAATACAGCAGCTTGATTGTAATTATTAACTAAATCAGAAGTATCTACGGATGGTACTAACCCAAGTTGAATAGTATCTGGATTGGGGATAATAACATCATCAGGAGTATTAACATACATTCCTGCTCCAAATTGCATTTCTACAATATCGTCTGTTTTTATTCTAGTAACATAACGATTTGGAGTTTGTAATAAATTTAAAATATAAGGAACCTTATCATAATTAGCACCTGTATTAACAGTTTTATTTATAATATTCGACTGAGCTAGATATGGTACTTCATACCATACACTACTATCACTTCCTGTTACTTGAAGTATTTGTAAAAAATTAGGCTCATTTATATCAACAGAAGTAAATTTTTGAGGAGCACCAAAAGTAAAATTTGTACTTACAATCTCAGCAGATACAGCTCTAGTAGATTTTTTAAATAAGTAATTATTGGCATCATATAAGCTAATATCAACAGAACCAGTATCAGAAAAATCTACTCTATCAATTGTTAAAAAATTAATACCTGTACTAATAGATTGTAAGGGAGTATTTTCGGGAATTATTAAAGTATAGTCTAAATTAGGACTACCACCTGAAATAGGGACACGTTGATAAAAATCTACTGTAGTAACAGCCGCATATGATGATTTAGGTCTGTAGCCTAAAGAATAAGCCATATTTAACAAATTCTGTTTTTCAACAGCTGTTAAAACAAAGTTTTCTTGAATTTGAGTATCTGTATAAAATGATAATATATCACCCACATACGATGCCATTTCAATAAACATTGTACCTGGAGATGCTTCTGAAAAATCTGTATAGGTATTGGGGAAATAATTTTTAGCAAATTCAATTAGTGATGTCTTGAATTGAGTAAAATTTTTATTTAAGTATGATATATTCTTTTGGTCTGCCATTATTCGAAGTTAACTGTTATTGTATCGGTTTGCCCGGATATTAATATTTGATATATTATTTTTACTACTAGTACATTACTTCCATATTCTCCCTCTTGTATAAATTCCACACTATTTATTAGAATTTCAGGTATATACATTTGAACACTATCCTTTATACTATCTTCAATATCACTAAACGAGGCAGCAGTCATAGGATTAAATAATTGAGCTCTTAAAAGAGTACCAAATTCTGGATTATCAATTCTTTCTCCTTTGGATGTTAATAATAAGTTAATAAGGTTATATTTTAATTGATCTGAAGTAGAGAAGGTACTGTAAAATACACCAGGGGCATTAAACGGTAGTTTAACACCTATTGCTGTATTTTTTTGTAAATCTCTAGGATCAACCCTATTACTTCTTATATAAGCCATTAATAAGTGTTTCTAAAATTACTAATATCTGCTGGGTTTTGTCTTAGCTCAGCTGCTGTTTGGGCTAGTATATTTTGGTATACATTTTGCTTCTCAGCAAATGTTGTTGGAGCGGCAACCGGGGGAGGCGCAGCCATTCCCATTTGATCCATTAAACTTTGACGTAACGCTGCGGTAGCAGCAGGATTAACATTGTTACTAGTAAAATTAGCAGATGGCCATGCTTCTGATGCACCCAATGATTCTTGGATTTTTTGTTTGCCAAGATTAGCTAATTCTTCTTTTAAAACTTCTCTAACAGCGTCTTTAATTAGATTTTTTAATTTTTGTATTTCCATATTAATAAATATTAAGCTTCAAGATTTCGTTCATCAATTTTTAGTTTTAACTCGTTCACTAACACATCAGGATCCAATGTAAACGATGATTGAGATTGCAAAGCAATAAATCCACTTCTATCATAAGCAACAGCATACCTACGTTTATTACCTGCTACAACATATTTAGGATCATTTTCTTCAAGTATAGCAAATGTAAATCCTCTATATACTATTCCTGCTAAGGGTCCCAATTGCCCTAAATTACCCATTCTATTTAATAAAGCAGCAATTTCTTCTGGGGTTAAATTATTATTGATAGCTTGATCGATTATGTCGCTTATAGGCAATAATCGAGATCGTTCATATTGAACTTCTGCTATGAGATCTTCTAAAGCTACTCTGGTTATTCCTAGTAATATTATAATAGCATCTATAAGTAATATTGTATTTACTATTTTTTGGACTATTTTAGGAGTAGTAGGTATAGGGAATAGCAATAATATCTTAATAATTAACGAAATAATAGTAAGAATAGTTTCTAATGTTTTAATAGTTTTTTTAACTTTAATTATTTGTCTTTCGGCATTATCTAGAGTAACTAAAGCAGCATCCCTTGTTATTCTTGCTTTTAATACGTCTTGTTTAGTTTGTACAGATTCAATTTGTTCATTTACTTTATCAACTAATTGACTTAACTGTTGTACTGTTTTAGATAATTTTTTAACCTCATTATTAAGTATTTTAGCCGTAATATATAACGTAGCAGCCTTAGCTAATGCTTTAATAGCCGTTTTATTTTCATTTAAAAGTATTCTAGCACTATTTAATGATATTTTTGATTGATCTGATTTGACTTTTTTGTCGCTTAATAATTCGGCTTGTTCTGCGTTTTTAGTTAAATCTTTTCCAGATGTTACTATACCTAATTGGTTTTTTATAACATTTATACGATCTTTAATTCCATTTAGGTATCGGGTAGCTTGTTGGACTTCTTTTTCTGCTTTTTTCTTTGCAATTTCCGCTACATTAGATTTTTTTATACCATCATTTAATGCTTGCTTTTGTATTTCTTGAGAATTTACTCCGGGCTGGTTAATTTGGGCAGCATATTGTTTAGGATCAGGAGCAAAAGCAGCAGCCGCTGTTAAAGCTGCTGTAGTGTCTAGTTGAGTATTTTTTAGAGTAGATACAAATGAACTAGCTTGAGTAGATGCTACTTTTGCTACTTCATAAGCGGCAACAGCAGCATCATATTTTTTCTTTCCATCTTCATACAAGACAGAAGAATCAGCTAATGATTTTTGAGCAGCTTTTATTTTTTCATCTGTTGTTGGCATTACAATGTATATGTTTTTTTAGAAAGTATTTTTTTACTAACAGGATTATCTTTCAAATATGTTTGTAAATTGTTAGCCGCTAATTGTACTTGAGTTATTGCTGTCCCTTCTGGGGTAGATAAAGCCCCAGCAAGTGTTGTACTGAAATTACTTAAAGCCTTGTATAATCCTGATAGAAAGTTTTTTAAATCATTTCCTAATACAAGGGGTTGAGTTGTTTGAGAATTATTGTATGGACCTAAATATACTTTATTATTTTGAATAGTAATACCTGTTTTATCACTTTGCATATAAACAGGACCTTGAGAATATAATTCAACTCCCGTTTTACCAAATACTAATACTTCATCTGCTTTAGAAGAAATGATAGTTCTATCGGCATTTATAACAACTTGAGGACTATTATATGATGCTACTCCTATAGGACTAGTTATATTACTTAACTTAATATTTCCTATATTTAAAGGAATACTTTGCTGAGAAGACAAATAAACGGAAGCTCCGTCTTTGTTTATATCTTCAACATATAAATCGGATCCTGGGGGTTTATATCCGTGTTCATTGGATAATAATAAAATAGGGTTATTATTTAATTCCCCTGGGTTAGTAGACCATGGGGATAAATCTTCATTTCCTGATTTATTTGTACTACCAAAGCGAATTGAATTGCCAAATCTACCTTCTAAAACATAATCACCTTCAAAGGTTAATAATCCTCTAAATTCAGAAAGTTCATTGAATGAATTATAAAGTAAATTTTTATCTTCTTCTAAAAATAAACCATTAAATTGGGGACTATTCCAAGCGTTAATAGGAGATATATAATATGTCTCTTCTGTTTTATTAGTAATAGGAGAAGGGGCAGAGGGTAGATCCATTAATAAAACGATCTCACCGGGGAGAGGAAAGTATTTTTGATACGGAAATAAGGGCAAAGCAGTAGGTAATTCACTAAGTTTAGAGTCAGTTAAATCTTCTAAAGGTATCTCGGTAGTTTCATTATATAATTGATATAATACTGTTCCAATACCTGCCCAATTACCATTATCATTCCATACCTTTTCAGGAACATTTTTATCATTTAGAATAACAGCATATACCTTTCCTACTTTAAATTGGAAAGGAGGTATAAAATTATTATTACCAATAGCTGTGGTAATAAATGATAGTCCTTCTCTTATTCTAGTACTCATATTACTTATTTACAGGGCCACTAATGTTGTCACCTATTTCTTTTACTGAGGAGTACAATTGTTCCTTTTCAGCTTCACTTAAAATAAAACTAGCCGCTTCATCTATATTAGTAGATAAAGCACGTTGAACTATGCCTGCTAATTTAACAAGTTGTTCATCGTTCTTTACACTAATATTAAGATGTTCGGCTATTAATGGGACAATCATGAGAGCGGATTGGGCATCATTAACTAGAGGTTTTAATGTTTCAATTAGTTCTCTAATTTGTTTTTCTTTATCTTTGGAGTTGGTGTATATATCCTTAAGCAGATCGGAAAACTTTTTACTACCCCACATTACTTGATCAAAATTCATTATGTCAATTTTTGATTATAAATATAGAGGTAATAAAGTTTTATACTTTTATATACCCGGTTTGATAATATTTATTGTACAAGTCAATATAAACTATTTTTAACTTCTTAATAATCTTAGTAATTTGAGGAGTATCAACGTCTACCATCTCACGAATATACATGTAAAGAGCTTTTTTATTAAATATATCTAACGATTCACACTTACGAAATAACTCCATAATAGCATCTGCTGTTTTAGCATCTGCTTCTTTTAAAAATAATCTAGTAAGATGTTTATCTACATACTTAATAAATAAACCCATAAATTCACTAGTACTATAATCTTGACTATAATACTCATTTATCGTTTCTTCTTTAATTCTCTTATCATCATCTACCTCGGTCAAATCACCTTTATCTTGTAACTTCTTATAGTTCTTTTTATTTTTAAGTATAAGATAACGTTTGGCTATAGTACCAAAATACGAATATGCTTTTCCTTTATGTGGTTTAAAAAGTCTTAACTTTTCAAGTAAGAAAGCAATTACTTCCTGTTGTACATCTTCTACTGATTCTCCGTCTGTATAATAAAATTTAAACGTATGAATAATATTCTGAGTTAGTTTAAAAAACCCATACTCAATACGTTCACGATAGACAGTATCTCTAAAATGTTGATCTTCAGACGCCACATATTCTATAATAGCATTTTGAGTATCTTCTGTAAAATAAGTATTAGATGTTTTGGGCTTACGCTTACGTATTTTCCCTGATTTAGTTAGTTCAATAGATACTAAGCTATCATCTGCTAACAGTAGGTTATTATTGACCTCTGCGTCTTTCGTTGGTATTGAAATCATTTAATTCTCTTTGTAATGTTTTTACACTTTCAAAGAACCAGCCAACTTCGTCGTCTGATTCAAAGGTTCCCTTAGCATCAATAGCTTCTAACTTTTTATTAGTATAGTCTACAGCACTAGAAAATTTAGTAATATATTGTTCTTGCGAATCAACAATTTTTTCTAGTTTTTCAACTTTTTTAAAAAGATTATAAGCAATATATCCCAAAAGAGAGGTTGCTAAAAATAAAATAATAGATAGTACTATCATAATTAATTCCATTCATCGTGTTCAATAGAAATAGTGCTACGAAGAGATTCGACTACTTCTTTAATACTATCAATAGTTTTTTGAACATCCTCGGCCGAAAAAGAACGATGGATTCCCATTTCTAAAGCTTTAAGTTGGTTTTCTAGTTTTTCTATTTTTGAAAGTGCTTGTAATTTGTATTTCATAATTTTTTTAATTTTTGAATATAATGATAATATACGACCCGTATTTGCAATTTCCAAATCCTCTATGCCTCGTTTTAAGCGCTTGCCCCTTAATTCATCAATAGATACGTATATACACACATCTCAAGCAAGAGAGAAAGCCTAAATGGCTTTCATGCTATTTAGGCTTACTTAGAAGTGCGAGAAGCTTTAATCATTTCCTTTAAAGGAATTTTTTTAATAGTGTAAGAAAACGCTCGGTTACTAATTAACGTATCGAGTAATTTCTCCTCAATAATACTATCCGTAACGAATATACATTGGTCTTCACCATCGTTACTACCAGGTATATCAATAAAATTTACACTATCTAGTTCAAGATTAGGTTTAACTTGTTTTAACATTTTATTCATTCGATTGATAAAGGCAGCTTTATCTTTATCATACATTAAGTATTCAGCCATAGTACGTTTTTATGTAATTGATTATAAATATTGTTAGATGTTATATTTTTGAAGTAATAACATAATATCATCCGGGATGAGTTCTAAATCAACTCGGCGTTCCTCATTTATCCATTGAATAAATGATTCTTTTTCTTGCCACACAGTACGGTGTCTTTGTTCGCTATTAGGATATATTTCTAAGCTAAGTTGATTTTCCTCAAACAAGTAGTCAAAACAAACATCACGTAAATGAAGTAGAATAATATCGGGACGAGCTTCAATTTCCAAAATATTCTCACCATCAGCAAACATATTAGTATGATGATGAAGATGTCTACCAATTCCCCAATTTAAATCCTTAGCGATTACAATAGGTTTATCATAAAAGAAAGGCTCACGACGCCAAAATGAACGTTGCCTATGTATAGGAACATCCCAATTAAGACATGATTCACTACTATTTTGAATAACAGTAAATCCCATAGGAACAATATGATCAAACGTTTCCTCTAACACAGAATTAACGTCGCTACTAACGATTAATTCATCTAAATCCAGATATATTAACTTATAGTTATTGGTTATAATAACCGACTTTATATAATTAATAACGTTATTAGACTCGTGTATTGACAAATGATAAACATTATACTCATTCTTCAATAAACACTTTAACGGGCAATGAATAATAAACGATTTATTCGAATCAAGACCGCATTGTACAAACTCTTTAACATTACCCTCTGTATATACAGTTACAGTAAACGTAACAGTATCCATACCAATCGAAGCAAGATAATCCACTAATTGTTCATTATCATCACTATGATTAAAGAACACAAATGAATTAACATCAAATAATGAAGTGTGATAGTCAATCCATTTTTTAAAGAAGAGTGATGGCGGACGATCTAGAGTAGTAGCTAATTTTACCATTATTGTTTATCTGCAAATACATAATACCGAATATTATCCCCATTTTTAGACATAAATTCTTTAATTTCGGGAACGCCATGGTTTTTCTCTAATGCAGCAATTGAATTAGGATTAACCTTGTGCATGTAATCGATTGTAGATTGTGTGTAAATAAGAATCATTTAAATATTAGCGCGGTTTTCGTTGATAATTTGCACGATAGTTTGTTCGGCAGCGGAGATGGTGATACCGAATCCTTCCTTGTTAATGCGATATTGATTAAGCTGGGAATGTATAATAGACTCGATCTGTGCGGGTGATTTACATTGAAATGCATTAACGATAAACCACGGGGTGATAACACCCGTACCGGAGTTAATTTCTCTAACACGCGCTTGTGGTGTACGATCCGTATACCCTATTTTTAGTATACCCGGTTGTCCCCTATTCTCTAAAATATAGATATATCCTTCGTTAAATGATAGTTGAGCTTCAAAACGTTGGCGTTTAATCCAATAATTAACAAATTCGGCGGTGGTACAATTTTTATATTGTTCATCCTTGAGCGGTGTGAGCGTAAATGCGTCTACGTATTTAACCGACATTCCGTTTGGCCTGGGATAGTAATCCTGTTTAGCTTCATCTATTGTTATTCGTATCATTTTGATTACTTATTTTCAACTAGTTTTAATATTTGTCTTGTTAACTCACCTGCTGTCTTTGTATTATCATTAGACCATTCTATTATGGCATGTTCTATCTTAGCATATTTAAATGTTTCGTTATAGTATTGTTCTCCACTATTATATTGTTGAGTATCTTCTGTTTTTGCAAAACAATATCCACAATCATTTCCTACACTAAATGAAATTAGTATCTGCTCTTTTTCTTTTTCAAGTGCTTGCTCATATAATTTATCGGGTGGAAGTTTAAAAACAGTATCATCTTCGTTCTTGCGTCTACCATCTAATAGTTTATCTAATTCTACTAATTCATTTATTAACCATTCTACGGCTGTTTGTTGTTTCATAGCTTTTCTATTTCTTGTTTAACTTCTCTCCAAGATTTTATTAAATCTAAAAGAATATTTCCTCTTACATCTAAATCTCTAATATCAAAGTTTAAAGTATTAATTATTTCATCTACTGCTATTAATGCACATTGCTTTGAAAACTCTTTCATCGATACACCCCTCGTAAAGTCCTTACCTAGCTCGTTATAGCTTTCTACTAGCTGTTCTACTTTTTCTTTTGGTGTCATAGATTTTCTATTTCTTTTCTAACTTCTGCCCAGTATTTCATTGTTGAATAAACATCTGTATTAAATGGATTGCTATGTGGGTTTGCTAATATTATATTATCTACTGCTATTAAGGCACATTGTTTAGCTTCATCATAGTTTAATGATTTACATTTTAATTGATAGTTAACAATTAATTCTGCTGCTTTTTCTTTTGGTGTCATATTATTTTTGATTAAAGTCAACTATATAAACACTCACCCTTTCTTCCTCTGGTGTTTGATAGGTTATAGTTCCTTCAAATTCTGAAGGGTATTTACTATAGAATGGTTCATACTTAATCCTCTTACCACTATTCTTATATTTACTATTAGCACCCATATAATCATCCACGGCTTCTAACAGTCCTTCAAATGTATTTGATGCGGTTATTGGAGACTTATTGTCTTCACGGCATGCATAATAAATGTAAATCATATATTATCTTTAAATGTTTCATTATAATATTCTTCTGCTGTTCTATCACCACTATACTGACCTTCTTTATATGCTACCCAATAAGCATTTTGAATCTGTTGCTCTTCTTGTTGAATATAATTATCTTTAAACATTTTCCAATGTATACTATCTGGACTTATATCCTTCATTAACTCTATTCTAGCTAGTGCTAGTTCCATTGCTGTCTTCTTCATAACTTATTTATTTTATCAGATATTTTAATTGCTATCCATAATAATCCTAAAGGTATGGATGCTGCTACTACTAGTTGAAATATTAAGTATATTATTTTAATCATTTTCCAAATGTATCGTCCCAAGTAGACTTTTTAGTTTGACCATCAATCCATTCCCACTCTTTCTCTGCTTTATCTACATCACCATCATAATACATATGAACCCATAACCACTGTTCCCATTGAGCATCATCTCCTTGTGTAGCACGAAATCCAAACCACAACCATTCAATTCTAATATAAGGTGGTACTTCGCAACGTGGAGTACCAAATTTATCTTTCCATAATAGTTCTTTCACTCTCCACTTTTCAGGAATCAATACAAATCTATAGTTCTTATAGAAGTGAAATGTCCATTTTGGTTTCTTGTAATCGCTTTTATAAGTCTCCATATCATTTATTATTTAAATGTTCTTGACTTTTTTCTGTGGTTGGATTAAATAAATCACTTATGTTTATTGATTGTTCCATAACTTATCGTTTAAATTTAATTTGATTTAGTAACATTAATGGAACAGCGAAGGGTGCAACAATCATTGATGGGACTGTATATGCCATTATGTCTAATATTGTAAAATACTCCCTATCCTCTAATATTGAAGGATTTGTAATGCACCAATATACACCATATACTGTTGTTAATATCCAATAACTTATTAAATATATCATAATTTATTTTTTATTGTATGTGCTGTAGGCTGATGCTCGGTTAATTAATTAACAACCTGGATTTGTTATTATTGTAATAAAAAATAATATAGCAATGGTTTTAAATTTTGATTTCATATTATTGTGTTTTATTTATAAAGATATGTATATACATTTGGGTTTCCAAAAAAGATCGTAGAAAAAAGGGGTTACGCCCTCGTGGATTTTTGCGTGAATGGGTTATAATGATTTTGGTAGTATATTTGTATATATGAGGGGTGGGCTCGAGATTTGTAGTTTATCTGTGAGTACGGGGCAACCGTCGCCATATATGCACCGCGTCGATGGACCGCTATTGCCGTGGGGTCGTTTCGCCATCGTAACGTGTGCGCAGCGCTATCGAATATTCCTTCTTTTTGAAGATAGAGAAAGGCACGCCCCTACGGAGCGCGCCCTATCTTTTTGTTATTATATTACTTTCCTATTTCGAAATATACAGTATAACCCACAGCCCCAAATATAGTCCCAAATAATAGGTAAGCAGCACGTCCACCTGCTCCCCACTCAGTTACATTAGGAACAAGGCCTATGAATGCTACTACTAAATACAATACAGTGAATGATACCAGAAGTGAAATGATTAATTGTTTCATATGTTTTAATTTTATAACTTAAATGTAATTAATATTATTGAGTTTATAAATGAAGCGCCTCGTTATGAGGCGCCTCTGTTTATTAATAATTAAAATGCTCTGATTTATATAATACCCATTTATTATCTTTATATTCCAATTTCATACCTTGAGCATACATGCATCCACAGCAATCCCACTCGTGTCCACAGCTTTCACGCCAGCTTTTCTTTCGAGCATAGCGGTTAATTATTTGGTATCTTAATTTAGTCATTCGACCACTAATAACGTGTTCATAAACGCTATAATCCATGTCGCCATCAATGAGGGTAAACTTAGTCATAATTTTTAATTTTAATTAATTATTTAATAATTAAATATAATTAAATTTATAAGGTTTACAAATGAAGCGCCTCGATTTGAGGCGCCTCTATTTATATTAATGTTTCCATTTAATCCTAACTATAAATGTATCATTTGATTTTAAATATTCAGCATAGTTAAAATTCACATAATATTCAGGATTACTAATTACAAGCTGTCCTAAACGTTTATCAGATATCCTTTGTTCTAATTCATCAAATTCAACAATAAATTTATTATCGTATTTCATTTGTTTTATTTTACTAGCCCAAATTAACCATGTATCTTTATTTATTATTTTACCACAACCTATTTTTAATCTTCTAACAACATGTTCCTTGGTATAATATATATCATTAAAACTTATATACCATTGTCCACCAGTCATATTTTTTAAATCCTTTATAACTATATCCCTTAGTATTAAACTAGCTTTACATTCATCTTTATTTAATATTATATTCATTGGATTATACATAAATCAATAGTTTTAATTTTTAATAATGGGTCCTACATTACGTAGGACCCTTAATTTAATTATTTAATATATTCAGCAGCCAATTTTTCAATTAACGCTTCAACATCAATTCCACTATTAATATTTAATAATACTACTTTATTATATACCTCCTGCTGTATTTTGTAGCTATCACTATTATATATTCCTCCTTCACTCCTAAATGTAACTCCATATTTACTATTTAATTCACTACTAATACAATTAACCTTCCTACTTAATTCATTTACTTTACCTTGCATTACTTTTTCTTCAGCATGTAATTTTTTAAACAACTGATAATTTTTGTCCTTACTTAATTTTACACTAATTGCTTTTTCTTTAGCAGCATCAACTTTGTCCCTTATAGAATTAACAATTGCGTTAATTTCTACATTTGTCATTTTTTTACTCATTTTCTTTAATTTTAATTTTTAAAAAATAATTAATAATATTATTATTATTAACTTTATTAATTAAATATAATTAAAATAATAAGGTTTACAAATGAAATGCCCCATTGCTAGAGCATTTCTTTATTACCATATCTATCTAACCTTATTAAATATATTCGCTCCATACCTTATTCCAGCATGCAACAATAATAACAAATCAAAATCAGTAAGATCAGTAAATGTTACTCTACTACATTCATCATCATAAGGTTCTACTGTTACTTTACTTCCTAATTCTTCTACGATCATTTCTGCTCTTTCATTTGCAGTAATAAATTTAAATGTGTTCATACGTTTTAATTTTTGTTTAATTAAATGTAATATGATTTGTTTAGTTTACAAATGAATACTTTAAACACATTTACTCCATCCTAAATAATCACCTACTAAATTAATTGTCTGTTGTTTATTAAATGCCTTTTTCTCACTAACAACACAATCACACTTATCAATAAAAGCTAGATTCATATAATTTTTATTTAGCCATACTTTTACTACATATTGATCATCTTCATCGTCTACTATCTTACATACTAAGCCTTTTCTATTGTGGTACCAATAGTTTTCATTTTCATTTACAATTTCAATATTCATATGTTTTAATTTTTGTTTAATTAAATATACAAAAAAAAACAGGGTTAATAAATGAATATTTTAACGTACTCGAGTCATTATCTTACTTCTACCATGACAACCATATCCGTTACGGGCACAGCTAGAAAGAGCTAATACAAGGATTAAAATTAAAGCAATAAAGGGAATTGTGACGTCAATGTCGTTTTTATTTTTCATAACCTTTTTATTTATAAATTAAATATAAGGAGGGGAATTATGTTCCCCTCCTGTTTCATCTAACCTTTAAGAGCCTCTTTAAATGATTCCATTAACTGGACAAATTGAGGTAAACAATCGGCTGCTGTTTTACCTTTAAGACCATAATAATTCTTTATGTCTTTTAATTTAATACCTCGACTGTGAACACCTACAGCCATTAAGCTAAGATTATACTTATGCACTGCTAATTGGTAACCAAAATAATTGATATTACCATTTGAAGTTGATACTGTCGGGGTTTGTAATTTACCCTCTGATGCCTGAATTAAGGCTTGTTGAAATGGAGTCATAATTTTTAATTTTATTTAATTAAATATACACAACATAATTGGGTTACAAAAAAAACTTAATTAAATTTCTTCTTGAATTAATACCTCCACTCTTGATTTACTGTAATTCGCTTTTACATTTTCATACACTTCCATTGCTTCTGGTAATTTTAATCTAATAGTACCTGATTGGAATTTGTCATCTACTTTGATGTAATAGGTAATGTCGCCTATACTGTCTAACTCTTTTACTAATTCAATTTTCATAATTATTAATTTTATAACTTAAATATACAAAACAGAATTGGGTTCACAATGGAACCCGCATCTGCTAAAATTAAAAGTATGAACACTCTTTATAATTGAACTGGATTACCATTGTAATCATAACAAGTCCAGATATTATCTTTAAATAGATATTTGTAATCTTCACCCCGTACGCTACTTTCAAAGAAAGTATCATATGGTACTGTTTGATATTCTGTATTACTCTCACCTCTATCTCTCCCGTATGCTAAACACCATTCGGGACGTGGGTCTTTAAAATCTTGTACTTCACCTAAATACTTATCTAATATACTCAAATCACCTAACTTTAGTAGTTCGTCTACATACGTTTCTGTCTTGTAGTTTTCTACTAGTGTTTGTCCTACACCACTCGGATAACCATCAAAGTGACAATAGATAAAACTAACTGTGTCGTCGGGATTTTGTTTCCCAATAATTGATCTTGTTGACATAACCTTTATTTTAATTTTTTAATACACTAAATATATATAAAAAAATTGGGTTTAACTAAATATAAATTTTGTTTTATCTGTTAGAATTCCTACCTTATATTCTCTACACCAAACAAAATATTCTGAGTCACTACCTGTCCACTTCTTAGGATACGTTGACTTAATTTCAATTTTATCTTTAAATTTTTCACCGGTACGCGGTACACCAAAAACTAATTCTTTAATAATTTTAGTCATAATGTTTAATTTATAAATAAATATAAAAAGAGGGGTTGTGTTCCCCTCTCTTTCCGTATTTAGAATGTTATTTTCTTAGCTAATTCTTTTACGGCATCATCCCCCATTACTTTCTCATATTCATTATGAATCGCTTTCTCAAAATCAATTCCCATTTCCTTATGGAATTTCTTGAATTTATTAAAACTTTCATATCCTACAATAGGAATACCCATATAGGTAATATCTGTAATGTCAGCAAAGTCGGTATCAACTGTTTTAGTACCATCCTTATCCTTATAAACCCACATTTGGGCTTCAGCTGTTACTTGAAGTTCGCCTATCTTAATTATAAAGGCGGCCATCACATTTAGGTTTGCATTTTTAATTTCAACCATGATTTTTAATTTTTGTTTAAATAAAAATAAGAAGGGGAATTGCGTTCCCCTCCTGTTCCGTTGTTTTAATCTTCATTTACCGAAAATAATTCTTCAAGTTCAGATTCAATTGTTCTTTGAATCTTACTAGAATCAAAATCAATACTGTCAAGTTCCACTTCTCTATAACTCATAGATAAATCATAATCATCAATAGCATCAATCCCCATATCTGTAATTCGACCAGTTATAGTTTCAGCAAACTCTTTAATTTGTTCATTAGTAAAAGTTGCTTTAGTTTCTTCAAGTTCATTAATCCAATTAATTACTTCCGAAACCGGAATGTAAGCAATTCTAATTAGTTCTTCCGAACTTTGTAATTTCTCTAACAATTGTTCTTTTGTCATAAACTTTAAATTTTAATTTTTAATAAATTATTTTAACAGTGTAAATATACAAATCGAAATTGGGTTAACAAATGAAGCGCCTCATTTCTGAGACGCTTCAATTTTTTTTATTCTACACCGTCCAATACAATAACCAATGCTTTATTAGGTCCAATATACTCACCTTCTTCATCCCAATGGTCATCATAACCATCTTCATCAATTTCTGTTCCATCAATACCTGAATAACCATTCGAATCATACGGACTGTCTAAAACAAGAGCAGCAACTGGTAACTTGTAGGTGTAATCTGTGTGGTCAACATACGAACATATTACCTCTGTTTCCGGGTCAAATGTACTTAGTTGTTCCATTAATTCTTTTACTTTCATAAATTTAATTTTTGTTTAAATAAATGTACATAATAAAATCGAGTTAATAACGGAATGTCATCTTAAATAAATGCCGCACCTAATACTTCTGTCAATTGTTCCTTTTTATACTTTTCTAAACATGTCGGACATCCTATATGTTCAACATTTTCAATACGAGCCCAATTACTACTTAGAGCCGGTGTGCCACATAATATACCTTCACCTGACTTGTAAATGTGAGCTGTGTTGTTCCATACATTACCCTTGTTTCCAAAAATACTGTAATTCGATTTTAAATCTGTTACTTTCATAATTTATAATTTTATTTAAATAAATGTATATAACAAAACTGAGTTAATAAATGAACACCATCAGAACTGGATATAATCAATTACCTCTTCATCCATACCTTCACCGTTAAATGTAATTTCATAGTTGGGATCCATCCCACTAACAATAACATCGTTAACTAATTCATCAATTGATGAAAATTGCTTTGTGTAATAACTGCATTTTAAACTATACATAATTTTTAATTTTATAACATAAATGTACACAACATAATTAGGTTAATAAATGATTGTCCTAATATGATCTATTATGTCTTCCTTTGCTAGTTCAATATCACTACTTTCTGTTAATGGTCCATTTTTCCATTCAAACCATGCATTTGTTAGTAAAACCATAGCATAATCGAATTTGTCTCCCATCACTTCTATGTAGCCGTTATGGTTTAATGGTGTTTTATTTTCCATATTATAATTTTTATAACATAAATGTACGTGATAAAAACATGGTTTCAAATTGAGAACTTGTTTGTAAACCCAATTCTTGTTCGTACGTTTACATTATCGATTTGGATAGGCGCCTAATGAAACAGGTGAAGAGATCAGAGGTAGGCTGCTTAAGACGTCTTTATGTCTATGACACAAATAAAATTGGTATAAAGATACTTATAAGAATTGAGTTCCCCAAATACATCCTAGACAAGAAAAGACCCAACTCATTTGAGTCAGGTCTCGCTAATAACCCCTAATTATCAGCTATTCAGCTATGAACAAAGTTGTTTCAATAGCTACTTTCTTCGGACGTCCACGTTTAACAACTTCTCCGTTTGCAATTCGTTCTGCAAACACTGCAAGTCGTTGTTGACGTGCACTCGTTTCGTTTGGTTTTCTACCCCGTTGAACCATTAATCCTTGTTCTGCAAGTGTTTCTCTCATTTGAAATTTCAATTGACGAACACTGTTCGGGTTTACTTTACGTCCCCTTTGCTTTGTTTCTGCTGTTGCTTGAATCATTGTTTCCATAACCTTTTTTGTTTTTAAAAATTTATATTATCAAATCAAATTAACAATTAAATATACGACGTTTTTTTCGGGTTCCAATTTTGTTTATAATTAAAACAAAAAAAAATATATAATCGGACGATAAAAAACGAAAACAAAACTACGGTTCCAAATGAATACAACAAAAAAGCAACAAACAAAAAATGAAACGTTGTATATACAAAAATGTTCGAAGTGTTTTAGTAGTGTTGGGTTGAATATTTGCATCACAACATAATATCACAATACCCATACCCTCAAAGCGTTCCACATACCATTACATATCCACACATAAAAAAATACCGATATGCCTATGTTTTGATATACTTATATCTTGTTTTACCCACTTTACTCTACACCCATACGACAAAAAAACGCGCATAATCGTTAATATTAGCGCGCAAATTTTAATTACCTCTCGCCGTATGTGTACGTTGTCGAAACAAAAAACACACGGTATTTACGTTATTCTTTACGTAACATATCCAGCCTATTATCTACCCGTTTACCCGTTTTTCCGTCTACCCGTTCATCACTGTTCGTCGTCACACGTTTACCCGTGTTATCACTTCTATGTAACGTTATGTTTCTGTTTGCTTTTATCGCCGTAACAAAAAAACGCGTGAGAAAAAAATTCATTTATGCTGGGTTATTCGTTATCATATTATTTCCATTTATTCTAATCACCCGTACAATACTGCTCGTTATCGTTTGTCCTACCCCATATGGCAATCCGTACCAAATTAGTCCGTTATCGTCTACTCTAATTACTTTACGTAGCGATTCGTCAGGTAGTTCAATTGTGTCCCCGACATGAGGTACCGTTGTGTTTTTAATCTTCGTCATCAACAAATTCTTCTTCTAAAAGATCGGCATAGTCGCAAGCAATCGACATACATACTTTAATCATTTGTTTGCGTTTAGCAAATTCCCTCGCGCTTAAATCACCGCTATCCATGTTATTAAAACAATCCAAAAGATCACTAAGCGTGTTCTCAAATCTACAATAACTCATGTTTGCCATAACCTTTATTTATTTAATTATTCGTTAGTTACTATTACACCATCTAATACACCAATTGCGCCTTGTTTATCATATCCGTATTGACCTAACATTACTACTAATTCAAGTAAACTAGTACACTTACGTATGTCCGAAGCAAATGTTGGTGTACTTGAATATAAGTACCCTAAGTTATTTACTATTCCGTCTTGTATTTCTTTAATTTTCATAACTTTTATTTTTTATTTAACTAAATATACACAAATAGTTTGGTAACAAAAAATTACTTACTTATACTTTCTTTACATAACGCAACTAAGGCATCATACAATTCTGAGTTGTCATTTATTTCATTACCATCTTCATCCATTATTCTCCAATTATCTTTCCATTCATTTTCTTCTGCAACACTTACATTATATACTTTACCATCATCCGCTTCAATAGTAAAATATATTGTTCTGTATGTGACTTGATCTGTTATTTCGTATTTCATAACTTATTAATTTATATGAATGTATGATTGTTACTTTGCCCTTATTATTAACTTACTAATTCCTTTACCTTCTCTACCCAAGCAGTTATATCATTAACAAATTGCTTTGCTCGCTCAATAGTTTTAGTATAAGCAAAAAACTGACAATACTCTGAGTCGAAATCAATACCTGAACAGTCTATGTGCTTCTGAATGTATTTTTCAAGGTCATAGGCGCTATCGAAATCTCTAAATCGATATGCTTTAGCTATAGTACCTGTAACAGTGTACTCTTCTTTATTTTCCTCTAACTTGAAAATTTCGAAACCGATTGGATACTTAATGTCTTGCATAACCTTTATTTATTTAATTAAATGTATAAAAAAATTATTTGGTTTCATCTAAGCAAACATCTGTTTACCTCGTGCCACAAACAAAAGGTACGCTTCCGTACCCATATCATTCATCAATTCTTTCTTTAATCGCCAAAATTCATTGCGCGCCAAATCCCTTGTAAGCGGTGAATTAGCTGTGTTGTCTGCTTCCCAACTTGCATCTATTAATTTACTAAACAATTCACTTTGATGTTCTGTTAACATATTAATTTATTTAATTAAATGTACAAACAAAAATTACGTTTCCTATTGCTTGAAAATATTGTGAATCAACGCTAAAAATATAATCATAACTAGAGGTATCCACAACGGAGACGTTATCGCTATCCAACTCCAACCTATGTAGTGTGTTAGCTTTAATGCTGTGAATATTAAAAACAATACTACCCTTAATCCTAAATTATCACCTGATGTGTTGTAGTTATCCATTATTGGCTCCTTCTAATACTTCTTTAATCGCTTGTTCTATTTTAGCGGCACCTTCCCATACACCATCAATTGTATATAAGTTTGGATGAAAATCATCCATTAGTATTCTAAGTTGACGAGTAAATTCCTTAAGTTGTTCTGGGTTGTTTTCTTCAAATTGAGTCATAACCTTTATTTATTTAAATGTATAAAAAATTATTTGGTTTATTTACCATATTCATCATCACTCAACTCACCATTTTCAACCATTTTCGCTAGCTGCTTATGAACAAAACTAACTAACTTCATTTCCTCATCACACACATCCAAAATACCATCCTCACTAATGTAACCATATTCCTTAATCTGATCAAGTACTAATTGTAATGCTTCTTGTTTAGTCATAACCTTTATTTTTTGTTTAAATGAATATACAAATAAAAACTTGGTTACACAAGATCAAGCTCAAACTGAATTGCGTTGTTTTTCTTTAATCTTTTAAGATGGTTAACAACCCATTCGGTTAATTCTACATCGCCATTACATAAATTTGATACCTCATCATGAGTAATATATCCTTGTTCATTACCATAATTAGTTGCTGTTTGCAATAGTCTTTTTAAATCCGTTTCCATTATTATTTTTTATTAGTTAAACATACATATGCTATACTTACTTGATTTCCAAGCGTATATACGTATGTTTGTATTGAGGTGTTGTATTGCGAAAGCTTTGCTATTTTTTGTTAACTATTATGTAACTAACTTATAACTTGTGATATTGTTAGTTTGATTTGCAAAGCATTTAACTTATCTACTTCACCATTATAGTATTTAATTAATTCCTCTGTACCCTCATTCTCACTAAATACTGTCATTAACTTTTGTATGAGTTGTAAACGAGCTGCTATTGACTCTTGTAGTAATAGAGTTTCGGTAAATGTTAGTTTAATCTCCATATGTTTTAATTTTTAATTAACATAAATGTACGAACATTACCTTGCCTTAAAGCTTTATTTCTGTAAATGTTTCTATAACCTCTATTTCATATATCTTATGATTGAAATGCTTTATTTGATATGAGAAGTTACCACCTCCGTATTTACATTCACTACCATCTTCGTTTAATACTAATTGTTGACAATCGAAATTACCCACATATGTATTTAAACCACTATTATAGAAAGCTTTAGGTTGTTTGAAACGTTTTCTAGTTATACCTAATGTTTGACCATATTTAAATGGAGGCCAATTATCATACTTTGTAATATTGTGTTTGTAGTATTCGTTTAATTCTTTAACACCTAATTCGTTTAAACCTAATAATTTTACTTCGATTTGTTTCATGTTTTATTTATTTGGTTAACATGAATATACGCTCGTTATTTAGTTTCAAAAATTACTTCTATAGATTTCATTCATAGTCTCTCCCGTTATAATTGCTCCCTTAAATTCATTTTGTCTGCCCCAAATCTCTGCTAATCCACTATGTCCACTTTTAGGTGTTACTGTCCAAACTACATCCCCCGTTTCAACATCACAAATACGAAAATCATCATATAATGATCCATTCATAGGACAATTATTCTTAAAAAAAACATATACTTTATCTGTATCGGTGTTGCGTTTTTCTACCCAACGCTTTACTGCCCTAAATAGTCTCTCGGATTTGGCTTTTAAAGCCTTGTCGGAACAAAACCAATCATAAAAATTGTAGCAGTCATTTTCACTACCATTACTGTCAATAATACGGCCGTCATCAAATGCTTTAAGCTGTTCTGTAAGTGTTACTTTGTTGTCCATAACCTTTTAGTTTAGAATGTTAGTTATTAACTTAAATATAAAATACCAAAGTGCAATACCAAGTGCCATTATAGCAACCCATGTTATTAATTTAACTTTATCCATAATTTACAATTTTTTGTTTAAGTAAATATATAAACAAAAATTCAGTTTATATAGGAAATTCTCTATGATTTTTTAGTTCCTTATTTATAAAATCATCATAATCAACCCAAATAACCATATTATGGTCTTCTTCATCAGGTACAGCTAACAATATTTCATCGTTATGTCCCTTAGCTATCATTACAAAACCAAACCCTTCACATATAAAATTAATACCATATCCTTGTTGTAGTTTGCTATGTTCTTCAAATATATCAAAGTCATGTAGCATTTCAGGATCATTTATTTCACACCATTGTTTACTAAAGTCAGCCATGATTATTTTATTTTTATTTTAAAAATTCATTCCACATATCATTATCGCTATAATGAAAATATATTTCTGCGTTTTGTTCTGTGTCGTTTTTTAACATCCATCTATGGAATTTTATTGCTGTATCTTGTTCTCGTTGAAGCGATATTTCCTTTGCATCATTTAGATTAAAACTATCTTCATGATAATTAGCATCAATCCACTCCCATAATTCTTGCATTGCTGTCTTCATAACTTATTTATTTCGTTTAATTTTCATCAACAGAAGGAGAGGTTGGCTTATTGCCAACCCCTAATCCTTCATATTTCAATAATGCATTAGCAATATACATTTGTACTTTGTAAAGATACTTCATATTAGTAACTTCATTAATCATTTTAATACGATCTGTTTCTTTAATTTTACTTTCATTAAGGTAAGCAATAACAATTTGTTTAGCCTCGTCACATGTTTTTGCCCCAAATACTTGTTCTGTAATTTTGTCTAAGGTTGATGTTAATTTCATACATTTTAATTTTATAACGTAAATGTATGAATATTACTTGGTTTCTCAAAACTATCTCTTAATTAATGCATTTAAGATAACACCTAAACCAACATATATCAATTGTGCTACAATAAAAAATTTATAAAACGAATCAACATGGTGTAATCCAACAACGTAATATATCCCAAATATGTAAATGATAGAAAACAAAATAGATAATAAAACTAAAAATTTAACTCGGCCTTCAAATTTATAATCATCGTCCGTGTTCCAAATAAGTTTAACTATACCTACTGTTGCGTAGTAATATAACAAAATGAGTCCTAAACTTGTCAATAATGACTTGAGATTTTTATCCATAACCTTTATTTTTGTTTAAGTAAATGTATAACTACTTTTTATGGTTACAATTCTTCCTTAATCTTTGCTTCTAATTCATCTTCTCCTATTACACCTTTATCTTTAAGTGTTTTAGTTAAAACAAAATTAGTCATAGCGCTTAGTAATTGGTTAGTTTTAAGTAACTCAATTATTATTTCTAATTTGTATATCTTATACATACAAATACCAAATCCGAATAGACTAGCTATGTTATACGCACTTTGTAAATTAATTTCTACCATTTGTTTATTTTTATAACTGATTAATATTCGTCAAAATCGTCTCCATCTATATAATTATCTAAATCTTTCAGCGACAAAATATTTTCGCCTTCGTCAATCAAATTATATATTATCCCTTCATCTTCATTTTCAGTTGCCTTTTCAATTAGATCATCAATACTATCTGCTCCTATTTCATCATAAGCAATATCTAAAATATTAAGCCACATTTCATCATCGCTTAATTGTTCATGGATTTCTAAAAGTTGTTCATAAATGTTCATTGTCATTTTATTTTTTAAATAAATATATTGGGAAAACCATTATACAAATGTCCATTTACATTCTTCAAATGCTTTTTCAGTATTAGCCCTAGCAAAATCTTCAGCCTGAATCTCGTATGGGTTTTTCCAGTAGCCATATTTGTCGGCAAAGTCGTAGTAGATATTCATATCTTGAGTATAATGGCAATATTCGTGTAATAAAGATATAGTTAAAGATTTTATTGTTTTATTTCGTTTTAAATGAATAGTAATTAAGTTATCATCTTTAACCCAATCCGCCATATTTTTAAAATGTTTTGTATTACGTCTTAAAACATTAACACCTGGTTTGCGTTTAGGTGCTTTATATCTATATATCTTAAATTTAATTTTCTTATGGTATGGGGTGTGATATTCTTTATGTAACAGATTAAGTACTTCTTTAATATAGATAACTAATTCCTTCCGTGTTAAGTTACGAGTGCGAGTATATAAAGATATATTGCTCATAAGAGGTTAGTTTCATGTCTAAATATATGAATATTGTTTTACCCCTCCAATTTTACTTATAGCTTTTCTATTTCTTGTTTAACTTCTTCCCAATATATTTCTGCTTGTCCTAATGTTAATGGATCATACCCGATAACCTTTACGATTTCACCCACTGCTATTAATGCACAGTTTTTACCTACATAATGACTACAATGATGATAGCTATTCCCATCATTATATAACATTTTATCAAATAATTCTTCTGCTTTTTCTCTTGGTGTCATTACTGATTATTTAGTTCAGTTAATAATGCATAATATTCTTCTTCTTGCTGTTGCTGTATTAGCCACTGTTCATATTGATAATCAGCATCAATCATATCTGGGTTTAGGCTTATGTGGTTATCTGTTAAAAGTGCTTCTTTAATTTTACTCATAATTTTTAATTTATACCATAAATGTAAAGATAAGAGCTCGGTTTCCCGAGCTCTTTTTATAACAATACAACATCAATTAGCATATTCTTCTGCCAGCTGCCATAATTCACCATTAAACTGCATGTCGGCTGTAAAATTCTTAAGAGCTCTTACTTTACGCGTTTTCTTTCCATTTGTATAACTGATACCACCGTTAACTAATTTTTCCTGGATGCGGTTAAATACCGTCCATAGATTTGGATCATTGTCTTGATCACGTTGTGAACTAGTTAATTCATCCATATCTAATGTTATATTTTTATTTTTCCAACGCAATTCAGATGCTTTAAGTGCAAATTCAATTATTTGTTCGTCTGACAATGCTGTGGTTTTAAATGTATTAATTTTCTGTACAAGATTAGGTAATGTGTTAATCATGGTTAATACTTGTTCACGAAGTGCTTCAAATGTATAACCCATATGACGAATTGCTACATTACTAAATTCAGAATCAGCAATTACAAGTCCATTTGAACATACTAAACGATACAATCCAACTCTTAGATGAAATGCGTTTTTACCATCATGACTATTAGTTAATAGCAGTTCAGGAAATACATCATCACCATCATTACCCTTAATAGTAATGTTTTGGTTTTGAAAACGAATAATATGCTTCTGAAATCCTCTACCTTTACGTGCCCTAACTTCTTGAGCACTTACTGGTGTCCATCCTAACTCAACCATGTCTTCAATTACTTGAGATGTTGGAATGTGAGTATAATTAGATGAAACATTAGGTGCAGATACAGCTGTAAATGCACTTGAACAGATGTCTTGTATTTCTACAAGATCCATTGGTTGTCTTTTGTTTGTAACAGTCATAACCTTTGATTTTTTAATTATTTAATACACTAAACATAATATTGATAAGTGGGGTTTCCAATTTTAATTACTGTTACTATCTTCGTTCTTTTTTTCTAATAAATAAGCATAAAATCCAGCAGTAAATGCTTCAACAGGAACATTGGCTCCTTGAAGTTTTTTCTCCTGTATCCACTCACTCATTAATTGTTTTATTCCATTGATATATTCAATCTTTAATTTTTCTGAGTATAGGTAAGCGTCGTGTAGTTCGTCTTGTAGGTGTTGAATCCATTCTAATGGTGTTAGATCTTTTCTATCAAGATCTGTACCGTATTTTTTATTTCCCATCTCTGCTCTGGTTTCAAAACGAGATATAACGCTTTTTACTATGCTATCCATTATGTTTATTTTTTAAATTTAAAACCTGTAATTTGCTCAATGATTTTCACTTCAACTTGATTATTTTCTATACCATCAGCTTTATTTAAGTCATTGTTGAATAAGTAAGCTTCCCATTTATTTGTTTTCTTAATATAAATAACTTTCCAACATTGAGTAGGAACTGATGTTGTGCCTATCTTTTTAGCTTCACCTACGGACCCACACCATATGTGGATTGAATCTTCTTCAAGTGCTGATTTGCGAGTCATTATTTCTAATGTCTTCCAATCACCACGGTTTAATGCTGGGTATTGAGCCGTCATATTGCTGAAATAGAAAGATTCAATCATAGTTGTTTGATTACAAGCGCCATCTGCGGCGTTAAAATTATGACCACGATCGAATCCAGAAGAGTTATAATCTGGTTGTAAATCGGTATCTAATGGTAATTTAGGGTCCGCTACGAACTTATCAGTTCGTTTAATTTTGGTGGAACAACTTAACATTGCTTTAGTTAGCCACCATTCAACTTTAACAGGATAATGTTTAGACTTACTATAAGTTGTTTTATACGATTTATGTACAATAGTAACTGTATCTTGACTATAAGCAGTAACAGTAATAAACATAAGAATGGATAACAGGTATTTCATATCTATAAATATCATTGTTAAATATCCACTGTTTTAGGTATGGCTTCGTAGTATTTTTCTCTTAATCGTCTAACAGCAGCTTCAGCACTTGCCACACCTGCTTTAAACATATTGTCCGGGTTTTCATAACCACGTTCATTTATGACGTTAAATATTTCATCAAATATTTCAAATCCAAAGTAGATACCATCAATTGCGTTATACTTATTCATAACTTGTTTATTTATTTAAATATTTTCTTCATATCTGTCAATTATTTTCTGATGTATGTATGAATTGCCAATCCACATAAGTACAGTTAGCTGCCACGCCCATCCTGTAAAACCTGTATCACTAATAAGATTAATTATTCCGCTAATAAGAGCACATATAGCGGCAATAGTCATTAGGATATAGTTAACTTTTTTCATTTTTTATTTTTGATTTATAAATGCTAGTTCTTCTCCTTTAGTTCTAGGACGTGCTTCAATTCGTATACTAGATTTTGGTTTACGACCTCGTCTATTATAACTTTCTTCATTAGGCTCTTCCCATCTCCACTTCTTCACTTTTTCAAGAAATGCTGCTCTGTAATGTAATAAACGTTCGGCTTCTGTTCTCATACAATAAATGTAAAATTATTTTTTTGAGTTTCCAAGCATTTCAAACATTAGTTCTGTATGAGATATACTTCGTAAAGTATAAAATTTATTCATGTGGTTAAGTGGTTTAGCATCCTTTTGATTCATAGACCATTGAGGTGTCCCTCCATAAGCTAATCCTGAAAAATAACCATATTCACTAAATACAACAAATTCTTGTCGTTCAATCGGCTGTTCTTTTTTCTTCTTCATTAGTTGCAAATCTACTATCTGATATTTTTAATCCACAATATAAATCTAAAAAAGCCATTTCACGTGAAGCTAATTTTACACCAAAACGACGTTTCTTATTTATAAATTTAGTACCCCAATCTCGCCACTCCTTATTTTGAGCTTCAGTCATTGTATATTGTTGAAACCAATTATCAGTTCTACCCTCAACATCTTCAAATTTAAGAGAATGACCGGATATTTCGAACATCTTATCAATTAGTGTTTTTAAGATCTCTGTATTTTTATCCTGTCGTTTCATTTTAGATATTTTAATTTAAGTATTTTAGTATAATAATCTACGGTTTTTGGCTCTCCATCATGCCTGTGTGTTGTCCATGTTTGTGGAAATCTTTTTCTACATTGCCTTACTCGCTTACGTTTTGATTTAGTTTTATCTGTGGCATATTCATAATATAACCAGGCCTCCCAATAATGACTAGCATCCCTATGACCAACCATTAATGCTATTTGATATCCAAAGAATACAAATGAAAATACAGGACCCCACTCATATCTAAAATCAGTTGATGTCCATTTTGTTTTCCAACCTAAACCACAATAACTAAATCCTACTTTAAGTGGTATAGGAAATGTATAGTTTTTATATTCCTCATACAATTCATCAAATGATTTTATTTTACGAGCTGAATTTGGATTTAATTTATTGTAATTTTCTTCATTTTTAATTTTATCTAATACTGCTTTTGTTCGTAATTCTGGGGTTGCTTTAACCCATTTTCTGGGTAGGAAATATGGAATACCGATTTGCGTTTTGCCTATATACCCTTTAACAGTGAATGGTTTAAATGGACTCCATAGTGCTTTAATCCATTGAAGACTTTGTAATGTATATTTTAATTTTCTTATCATTGCTTATTTATAACACAATACCTTTTACAATTTTAGCATCAATAAACTTATCATCATTAGCATTGTCATGTTGACCATACCACCATTCTTTATGAACGTTTAATGCTATATCTTTAACTTCACTTATTGCTATGTCATCATATCCCCCCTCATACCCATCTACAAACACATGCAATTCGGAATCGAGTTGTTGTAGTTGTTCGATTAATTCTTTAACTGTCATGTTATTTATTTTACTGAATTGAAGGTAAGTTGGTTATCTTGAATAACCAAGTATTCTCCACTTGTATCCATTGTATCAATAAAATAATACTTACCACCTGTAGCTGTACCTTTACGATCAATTTGTTTTTGGGATGTATGTCCTACTACTTGAATAATTTGCTTACGTAATGTGTTTTTATTCACACGCATTAGTGATTTAGGTCTAATCCAAAATGGAGTCTGCCAAGTATCGTCTCCATAACCATCAATACCATTAAAGTCAAATGTTTTAGGTTTATACTTAAATAATTCATTTAAGTCATCAACCAATGTTTCTAATTTCCATCCATTGTTACCATAAACATTATCCATAAATTCACTACTTACACCGGCGTGTGTAAACAAAAAATCATTCATTTGATAAGCTACCTGTAAATGTTCTCTATTAGCATCAATGGTAGGAACTATTTGAAAATTTCCTACATGCTGGTATCCTGATGTACCTGTATTTCCTACTTCGGGATAGTAATGGTGGTCGTGATTACCTATTAGTAGTATAACTTCTTTACCTGATGTTTTTTTATATTCAATAATATCAAGGAAATTATTGATTTGGTCAGTTGTATTGATATGGAATGAATCAAAATAATCACCTATAAAGATAACTCTATCAGGATTGTCTTGATGTATTGCTAATTTCCAATTCGAACGACCATGGGTATCGCCAAGTACGATTGTTTTCATAACCTTAAATTTAATTAATTAATTTAGAATTACCAAATCTTCCACCAAGGTTTTTTAAAACTTGTGGGTTTATTCTTATTGAAAATGATATGACGATTAAAAGCTACTGCAGCTGTTCGATATATGATACTTCTATCATTTTCACTTAATTCATCAACATTTATTTGGATATGCAGAGGAACTTTTAACTCATTTATCTCAAATGAGCTATCTATTACAATGTAGTTTTTACTACTATGTTTGGCATATCGTATCATAGCACAGATAAATATATTTATTTATCATTTTCTTCAGAAAATATTTCTCCCGCTATTTGATAAGCATCTAATAACTCTTCTGTAGCCTTAATCAATAACGATTCAATACGACAGTCCGATTTAGTTATAGGATGCTCAACACAATGATCATTTAAAGTACATATTATAATATGTAAACGATCCATAATTTCTAAATAGTGTCCGGGGTTAATTTCTGAGGTTTTCATGGATTTCAATTGTTGAGTTGTTTTTCATGGTGATCTGAAGGTATAGTACTAGTTTTAACTGGTCTAGTTTCAAGTAGTGATACTACTTCTTTCATTTCATATGGTTTTAAATTATTTCCTTCTAATCCAACATCCATTGCTCTACCCGGCATTATTTTTCTATGGCCTGGTAGATGGACATGGCCAAATATATGGAAGCGACCTTTACTCATGTCATGCCAACTAACAATGGGGAAATGTGATAATACAAAGTCATATTCTATATCATCACTATCTTCATCAATTACTCTTAGTATTTCGTAATGTGATGTTTTTACAAACAATGATTGAATATTTTCTTTATTGTTTTCAATATGATGATCATGATTACCTAATATTAAATAAATGTTTTGGCACATTATTCTATTTCTAAATTCACTAACAGATTCAAACCCACCAAATGACCAATCACCTAAGTGAACTAGTATATCGTCTAAACCAACAATATCGTTAATGTTGTTTATAATAGTATCATTCATTTTAGACAATGTGGGGAAATCTCTAGTATGACTATTAGCATGAGTCCAACTTGTTATACCACGACAGATATTTTTATGGTTATAATGAGTATCTGAGATGAAGAATAGTTTTTGGTGGGGTTTTAATTTAATATTCCACATAGTTATTTGTTATTATAATTTTTATAAACTATGATATTTGATTTTTATCCTCTTCATCCTTATCCCAATTTAACCAGTCTTTTCCTTTATAGTCAGGATGATTTTCTTTCATATAATCAATCCCACCAGCCCATAACCAAACAAGTGATGCTGCTATTGCTAGTATAAATAAAATTAATCCCACCATTTTCTAATGTTTTGTTCTAATATTGTAAATAATAATTTATGTGCTCGTTCTCCGTTTATTCTAGCCATTTGGAATGCAATTTTTTCTTTAGGTGCTTGCAAATCAGGAACCATTCTATAAATTAATGGATATTTTTTAAAATAATCATCATAATGTTCTGATATTGGTTCCTCATCCATTTCAAAACAACCTGGGTGGGAAATACTAGGTATAAATTTAATATCTGATTTGTAGTAGTCTTGATATTCACAGCCGTAATATTCACTTTGTACTTTTTCAATTAAACGAACACATAACATCATTATTTCAGCATCACGTTTAGCAGACATATGACGATCTTTATCTCCAATGTATTTAGCTTGATTCTTTAATTTGAATTTAAGTATTTCAAAGATATAATGGTCATCCCAATCCTGATCTTTCCATATAATTGGAGCCCAACGTATTAAGTTGTAAATGCGTTTAAAGAATTGTTTTATGTTGTACATTGTATAAATGTATTTAAACTTGAGGAGCTCCCAAAGTATCTATAAATAACTTACTAAATGAAATATTATTAGGATATGCTTCTCTATATGGGATAAGTACACTAGGACCATTTGCTAATTTCCAATCTTCATGATAAAAGTCATGAAAAGTCCAATCTGTAAACCAATCGGGATGTATTGAATGAATATATCCCATTATTTCTTGTTCTGTACAAACATAATCTCCTACTTCAAGAACTTTATTTGCTACCTCATTAAATTCATCTATATACTTCATTATTTGGGAAGAATGTCCTCCAAATAAGGCACCTACTGGGAATTTATTAGTGTAGATTATATTTCCTTTAGGTAAGTTTAGTTTTTCTTCGAATAAATGAAAATCATTATCCGTACAATCTTGTCTACAGATATTAACTATTTTACCTTCTGAAAATTTATTTAGATTGGGGATGAAATTGAGGTTAAATATTTTATCAAACACGAATAATTTAAACTCATGTGTTGTATAAAAATCTCCTTCTTCTCCATTATAGTTCTTAAAATATCCTGGATCTGTTCCGTATGATGATGCTCTACCTGGAAATACACCTTGAGTTGATAATCCTCCATCTATCCAATATATGTAAGTATCTTCTTCATATTCCATTTTTAAAAATCCCCATTTCATCCAATAAACAGAAACAGGCATTCTATAATATGGATGAAGCTCATTATTGTACATTTCAGGATTGCCTTCCATTCTTGCTTTATAAACTCTATCATGAAACTGACTAGTTGTTAAATCGTACATTTTAATTGTAAGATTGTCTAGTTGTCTATCAGTTTTAACAGCAAATAGCTCATCATAACCAAGTTCGTCTGTATAACAAATTATTGGGACTTTAGTTTCACATATTGAAGCAATTGAATGCTTGTACCATCTTTCTCTATTTTGTTTACCCCAAAATGGAGGGCCTTGATGTAATGGGTAATAAGCAGTAACTAATTTTGTTTTCATAAATCTAATTTGTTATAAATATCATTTTTAAAGAAGTAGTCAGGGCCGGACTCGAACCGGATAAGCAACCTTACGACTCCATCATTTTGCACCTTTACAGGTGTCGATTGGTCTCTAGGACTCGGGACCATCCCTCATTACGCCCACCTGACTATTTTCCCCACCTTGAGATTACTGATGAGTAGTTGTTTCGGTTTTCTATTTCTTAAAAACCTGCGAGGCATCCCTCATAAAAACATCCAACACTACTGGGAGGAGTTGTGTCCGCTCCTTTATTCCCATGAAGTCCCACTCGCGCCGTAGACTTTCTGCGAATCCATTGTTTAAGTCTTGAATTAAAGACTAGTGAGTATCTCTTACCCATTGTAGTCAGGACAGGATTCGAACCTGTAAGGAAGGAGGATTACTATTAAATCTAACAAATGTTACCAAGTTTAGATTCCTCAATGCGTCTACCAATTCCGCCACCTGACTAAAGAGTGGGTCTTTCCCCACAGTCAGAAGAACTTAAAACTTACCTACGCACAGTGAGGTATTCTTCATGGTTGTTCGCATTGCCTAATCTTTGACTAGTATGACTTCGGTTGCCGTGCGTGTCAATAATTTTAGGAAAGTAGAAGATGGGTGCGTGGACATCTACTTTTACGATTGGCTTTACTTCGGTTCCTACACCTCCTCGCTTACATTCCAACTTTTTAATGAAGGTGTAAGGCTTCCCAATCAACCTTTTGTATCTATATTTAAGCTGTCAAGGAAGGATTCGAACCTCCACGCTGTGATTCAATGTTGGACAAAATAGCCGGCTTGTGGTCAACCCATACCCAAAACATCTATTTCAAACTCAGCGCCCACGAGACGAGTGGGTGTGTATGCCTGCTGATCTAGCTTTCACCACTTGACAATTAACTAAGTACCCCCAGCGGGAATTGAACCCGCACTCGCTTTACAGCGAACAAGATTTTAAGTCTTGCGTGTCTACCAATTTCACCACAAGGGCATATATCTTTTGAACAATATAAATATATGAATATACTATTTGGTTCCCACTTTTTCATATTTATATGTGTTCTCATTTATTAACTAAACCCAATTATTATGAAAGAACAAACTTTAGGCCTTATCAGGCACTCATTAACCTTCATTGGTGGTATTATTGTTGCAAAAGGACTTGTTGATGACGTAATGTTCCAAGAAATCCTTGGTGGTGTTATGACACTTGTTGGTGCTGGATGGTCTATAGCTTCTAAAAAGAAAGCTTAGTCTATTATTTTTATTTGTATAGCCGGCTGAAAAGCCGGCTTTTTTTATTTTTGATGTTATAAGTAAATGTAAAAAAGCCCTGATTTTAATCTCAGAGCTTTTATTAGTTTAATATTCTAAATTACTTCACATTTGCAGAAGAATCAGTTACTACTGTTGAATCTACCTTTACAGAATCTACTTTTGTTGAATCTATTGTTGGTACTTCATTTGATCCACCACCACAACTTGATAATACTGATACTAATGCTAGAGCGAAAATTGCTTTTTTCATGTTATTTTTGTTTTTTATTTAATTAAATGTATTACCCTAAAATAGGGTTTCAAAATTTAATTTGTTTATAATGATTATTTTAGTGGAGGTAGTGGGATTCGAACCCACGTCTTACAAAGTAACTATAATACCAGCATGTCACACGTTTATTCCATTATTCAGAATGAACACTTATCTAACATTCTCACACCGCGTTAGCTGACGGTGATAGGAGTTCGATTCGGCTCCTATGCCACATTGGTTTCACATTCTATTTAATTGTCCCATGATGTGTACGGGAGGAATTAGGCTGCTAGAGCGTAATCAGCACCAATGAAACTCATAAGAGAATCAAAGGTCATAGTTGACATTTCGTCAGTTAATGTTTTGTACAGTTTTAAAGAGTTTCTAGCACTTACCTCTACGTGTGATACTACAATTCTCATTGCAATCAAATCCAGTTACCCCCATATGTTAAAGAACTAATGCAAATATACTAAAGATTTTTTATGGTTCCGATAAGATCGTCAACTGCTTCTTTTTTCTTTTGACGAGTACTTTTCTTTGGAAGACCATTTATTATTTTTTCTTTTGCTTTAACTAATTCAGCACATAGCTCATATTCTTCTTCTACTACTAAAGTATCTAAATTTATATTTAAAGTATCTAAAAAGTTACTTTCTTCAATATTTAGACAAATTATTTCTTTAGATGCCGGAACTATTATTTCTGCAAATACTGTTTTAGATTTTCCAAATTTAATACAATGTAAGATAGCCTCTACTACTTTTATAGCCATTTTTACTTTATACTCTTCAAAAACCGTTTTAGGTTTATTGGTTCGTATAGATAGAGGTTCAAATACAATTATATTTGATTTACTATTTCTCATCCGAATTACTTCTTCTAGTAAGTGTTTTAACAGGAAGTACTACTTCTTCTACTTTAATTTCTTCTACAATAGCTGGTTTTGCTACTGGTAGTGGAATAGAAGTAGGAGGGGGCGGAGGAGGTAGAGGAGGTGCAATAGATGTTTCATATACATTTATGCATTGATCACAACATGATTTCCCATCAGAGGCGTCTCGTCTTTGACACCCGCAAGATAATTGAATTCCACAGTTACCACAAAGTTTCATATTCTATATTTTTGATTATAAATATTATTTACCTAATTATGAAGTACTTTGATTTTTCTTTAATTTTATCCATTCAAGTTGATCTGCTAAAGATGCGCCTCGCTGATTTAAATCAGCCCAACTTTCTTCACGTAACGGTACGTATTTTTTCTTTTTATAAAATGATCTATCTACTTTTTTATCTACTTTACTTTGAGCTTCGTCTTTAGTTTGGATTGCCATTTTTATTTTTTATAGTACTTCTACAATTGGTGATGCAATAGCTGCTTTAATTTGAAAATCACGTTCACTTCTTTCAACTAACCATTTAGTCATTTTAGTTTCGGCCTCTGTTACCGACATAGCATCTACTAGATATGAAAAGGTTTGTTTTTTAATTTTACCTTTGTCATCTTCCATTTGAAATTCCACTTTAACTGTGTAATACTTGTTTTCCATAATCTTGATTTTTGTGTTTATAAATATTTTATTTTTGATAAGCTATAAATTCAGATCCAGGTTCATCATTTTTATCTTCATCCCATAGGCCTAGTGATTTCATATTCTCTATTTGCTCAGGTGTTAAATCCCACTCATGTGCTACCGCTTTAACCTCAGTATTGTCTTCAATATGACGTATTTGATCTAATGTTAACGGATTAGCAACGTATAAGAAATAACAATTATAACAGTATAGTTCTAAATTATCGAGTAAATAATTACATTTATTTTCATCTTTAAAATGTAATAACAGTGGTGTTTTATAATCAGTTACTCTACGCTCATTAAATCCACAATGGTAACATTCGTCTTTTAAATATGCTTCTGCTATTAATCGTGACTTAATTTTCTCAGGTGTAAATGATTCCCATCCTGTACCTGTCTCAATTATAAGTTTAACATTTGGGTCTTTACGTTTATTGGGTAAGAATTTAGGGATACCTTTACCTGATTGGTTTTTATGTAATTCAAATAGAGATGGTAAGTCAATATTGCCATCATCTGCTTTATATTGCTTAGCCCAAGGTTTATAATGTTGATAGGATACTCCTAGATAACGAGCGGCAGCACGATTTGATTTTGTAAATCGCATTGCTCGTAATATATCTTCTTTACTTAATGGTTTAGCAGCAGGCATTATTTTTTAATTAATTGCTTTACTAATTCCCACAAGTCTTCAATTTTATCTAAAGGAACAACATTATCCTCAGTATCATATAGTGGATTTATTGTTCCATCAGGATTAATTCTTTCATAAACGTAAAACATTATTATCTCCCCGGCATCTTTTCCAAAATGCATATATATTAAGCTATCTATAATTTGGAAGAAAGATTCATCATGTTTAAGTAAATTAATCCCATAGTCAGCAAATAACATATCTCCTCTATTCACAATATGTTCTAATAAAGGAACAGTATTAATAAATAATTCACGTTGAGCATCCTCGTTTGTCTTTTTACGACGTTTTAAGACACTCTGAGTTCCTATTATTTGGTTTATTTGTTCTTGTAGTTTTTCTATATGATCTTTTGGGTTCATAACTATTAATTGATTCTATTATTTTTTGAATATCTGCACACACTTCATATTGTTCTAAACCGGCAAAATATATTTGCGCTTTTTCTAAAGATAATTTCCAATTTTCATAATTGATAGAAATATAGTTACCTGATGAGTTTAATTCTATTATTGTTGCTTCTTGTTTGTTGGTTTTAGCTGCGTCTTTAATTCCATCCACTACACTATTGAATAATACTTCTTGTATTTGAGCATTATCTTGGATTATGTTAAAGTCAGTTCCTTCTTGAATGGCAATATATAGATTAGGGATAATTCTTTTAGCCATGTTTTATATTTTAAGCTGGTTTTTTACTTCCTTCTTCTAGTATAGATTTTATAAGCATTTTAAAGTTACTTAGTCTAATTAAAAATCCAATAACATTTTCATAAGGTACATCTAAATCAACATCTACACTTAACATATGTGGAGCTAAACCAGCATTCAGTTTAGTTTTTAACTTTTGAGTTAATTCTTCTTTTTGATTTGTGCTATACCCTTTAGGTAATACAAATTGTACCTTTACTCCTTTTTTAGTTGGATTTGGATTAACGTCTAATTTTAGACGAGGCGATGTAGGAGCGTCTATCTGTAGATCAGCTTCAGCATCTACTTCTTCTTCGGCTTCCAGAAATAATTTTAATTCTTCTAATATGCTAATAGCTTCCATGTGGTTATTTTTGTATAAATATTAAATCTTTTTCAAATGATTCTAGCGATTTAACGTTGATTTTAACGTTCCCTAATTCGAATGTGCCCACTTCACCACTCTCAGCAATTATGTCATTTAATTGCGTTAAAAACGCGTAATCTTGTTGAGTAAAGGTACTAACATTTATTTCGGCAACCACATTTGCCTCTGCAAGGGTAGATGTGAACCATAGATTAAGAGCATTAATTAAATCATGAGGAGCAGTACCTTTAAGTGTATATGCTTTCTTATATACCTTGTTGTATTTAGATACTCTAAAGCCCCATTTTCTAATAAACGCTAAATTAGATAGCATTTCAGTTTCTTGATAGTTATCAACTCTTGATGTTTTACTTACAAAGTGATAAACCATAGCGCCTGTAGCAACTTTACATTGATATCCTGCTGTTTTATATCTTAAATGTACATCATCATCTTCACAAAACTTTTTAAATGTATATCCATCTATATCTAAGTAATCATCTTTATAAACAGCAAAGAATAATTGTGAACCACCTTCTAATATCATGTCATCACTATTATACGAGAAAAATTTATCTTTATCGTATGTTTCAATATCTTTACCACAGTCAGATATTGACTTGCCTAAATATGTGTCTGTGTAGATAGGCGGTTCTATTCGATGATAAACGAGTACTAATTTGCGCTCTATATGCTTTAAAATTGCTTCTACAAACCCAGGGTGTGGTACCATATCGTTATGCATCAATACCACAATCTCACCTTTAGCTTTAGCTACGGCATTATTATAGTTAATTCCTAATGTTACATTATCATTTACTTCAACTACAATCTCAACTTCGTTTTCATTTGGATATAATTCTCGAATTTGTTGTATTGCAAAGTCTGTATAGTGTTGATTAGATGTTGTAGCTGGTATTATTAGTGATATCATATGTCATTCTATTTTTGGTTGATAGTATTGGTTTTACAAATTCATTTTCATCTATTTGAGGTAATTGTCCCCATTTATGATAAAATTTACCTGCATTTATATGTTCTGTTTCTTTTTGTCTATTAGATGATTGTCCTTCATTTTCTTCTAAGCGATGCGAACCTCGTCCAGCAAAATGCCAAATTACAGATTTTGTTGTTTGAATAAATTCAAATCCTTCATTTTGCATTCGAATAAATAAATCCATATCCTCCCAAGATGTAGGAGCAAATAATGAATCATTTCCACCAATGTAATCCCAATCTTCTTTTTTAATTATAAATCCACCTGCTCCTTCTCCTCTTCTAATTTGTATATCATTTAATTCACTGAATTCTTCTGCAAATTCAATAAAGTATTTATCTTGAAAATCATTCCAATATGCTCCAAGATAATCTATAGGAAAAAATATATTACCCGGTTTCATTGGAGGATTATTGAATATATTTGGTTGAATTCTCCAGGATGATATAATATAATGTTTCTCATATTTTTCTATTTCATTTAATAAAGCTAAGTCAAAATTCTTAGCAACATAGAAATCAGATTGAAGAAATATAATGTATTTTGTTTTTATCTTATCTGCACAGAAGTTCATTCCACCCCCTATTCCTCGAGCAGGTTTTACTTCTGGTTCAATATATATTTCTAAATTATATTGATCTTTAACTTCTTCAAGCCATTCATTTGTTCCATCAGTACAGTTTTCAGCATGTACTATAAACGGAGCAGTATTAAAATGAGCATTTTCTTTTACTGATTTAATACACCATTTAAGATATTCTAAATTATTATATGTTGAGACGCAAAATGTTATCATACTTTATATGTTTGAGCTAAATTCATTAATCTGTGTTTTTCACTATCTAATCCATTACTAGAGAAGAAACTATCCATTCCGTTTTGAGCTAATCTAAAGTATTGTTCAGATGTAATATCTGATTTGCCTTCTTTAGTTGTTTTTGCTACTAAGTGTGCAGCTGCAAGATAATCAACTACTCCTATTTTCCAACCTTTTTGTTCACATACTATTCCTGAATAAATGTCTAGTCCCCATCCGTATATCATTCGCATGTCAAATTGTTGAATTTCTTCAATCAAACGTCTGTGAATTAAAGGTGACATATAATCAACCCACGGTACTTGTCTTACATTTTTAGTTCCATAATTAAACATTTGTCTCCACATATCAGGCTGCGTTCTAATTTGCAGTACTGATGGAGATAAAACGGTATAATCATGCTCAAACATTTCATTGCGCAAGGTGTCTACAAAATTATTACCATGTAAAATAACGTCGTTACTTAAGAATAATAATGAATCATATTCATCTGTATTTAATATAAACTCAAATGCTAGGTTCATAGCACCTCCAAAATAGCAATTTTCATCTGTTGATAAATGTACAATTTCAGGTTGTCCTTCAGGTGAACTAGCATTATCAAACACGAATATATCATGTGTGTCTGTTTGATGTTGTTTCAATTCCCTATATAAGAAATTAGTATATTCTGGTAGGTTATGGTTTAGTATTGTTACTAGTGTTTTCATTTAAGAAATTTTTTAATTTACTAATATCTATAGAAATATTTGCAGGTGCGTGATCTGGTCTTTGTGATGGTTGAGTTTCTGGTTTTGTTTGTTTGGCTAGATCAAGCATAGTTTTAGTTTCAGTACCTACATTATAAATTCCTTTAGCATCTCCTTTAACTAGTTTAATAATTAATTCTGTTATAACATCAACATAATCAAAGTTACCTATTTGGTTATACCAAGCATACTTAAATTCAAAGGGTTTTGACTTAAATGAGCATCGACAAATTAAGTAATTAGAATTAGTTATTGCAATATATTCATCAGCTAATAATTTATAATATGTGTACCAGTTATTTGAAGGTACAGGCATATCTTCTTCAGTAGCATTATTTACAGAACCAGCATAAACATAATCTGTTGAAATATGAACTAATTTAATCTTATAAGCATTACATATATCAGATAAGTTAGCAACTGCTTCATAATTTACTTTATACATTAGTTCTTTTTCAGTAGAATAAGTATCAGTATTAGCCATGCAGTTTATTACTGCGTCATATTTTTTTACTAGTATAGTTCCATGATGGTCTTCTATTAGTGCTTTAGTAATATCACGAGCATTTGTAAAGTCAAATCCATCTTTTTTTCTTGAAATATACTCCCAATTTGTCTGTTTTATTATTTCAGATCCTAACTTTCCATCTCCTAATACTAGTATTTTCATTAGAATTTTTTTATTATATCTTCAATATAGTTAAATACATCTTGAGTATAGTGAGGTGCTGCTCCTATAAAGAATACCTTATCTAATACCTTATTTGCCTCCGGATAATTCTTATAATCATCTAATGATGAATATCCAGGATGTAATAAAATATTTCCTGCGAAATAGTTACGCGTTTGAATTTTATTTGCTTCTAAATGAGCAACTAATTTGTGTTTTAGTCCTTCCTCTTCACATATAAATGGAGTACCAAACCAACAAGGATCAGCCTTGCTTAATGTACTTGGTGTTCTCAACCCTGAGATATTGTCTGTAAATATTTTAGAGATAGTTTCTTTAGAGCGTTTTCTATTAGTTTCAATTTCATCTAATTTTTCTAATTGAACCAATCCAATAGCTCCTTGTAAATCTAGAGGTTTTAAATTATAACCCATTTCACTGAATACGTATTTGTGATCAATAACGCCGTCGTAATTTTCTAACCATTTATCAAATCTGTTTCCACATGTTCCACAAGGTAATAAATTAGCAGAACCAACACAATAACAATCTCTTCCCCACCATGATAAACTAACAAATAATTTTTTCAATTCATCATCGTCTGTACAACACATTCCCCCTTCTCCTGTACTAATATGATGAGCAGGATAGAAAGAATTAGCATATGCTACGTAGTATTCATTTAAATATTTTCCCTCCCATTTGCTTCCTAAACTATCACAGTTATCTCCTATTAGTTTTATATCATATTTAATACATAATTTAACTAACCTGTCTATATCAGGAGGATTACCTAATACAGGTGATACGAATATCCCTTTAGTTTTAGGTGTTATCTTAGCTTCAATTTGGTTAATGTCAAAGTTTAAAGTATCCCATTCAATATCTACAAATACTGGTTTTAGTCGATTTTGATATAATACAGATACAGTAGTTGCAAATCCAACAGGCGATACAATAATTTCATCTTCATCTTCCCACTTAAAGCGTTTTTTAAGAGCTGCTATTAAAATTAGATTAGCAGATGATCCAGAATTCACCATATGTGAATGTTTGGTTTTGAAACGTTTTCCAAATTGACTTTCAAATTTGTGTACTTTTTCTCCCGCTGTAATCCATTTGCCATTTAGGAAAGAATCCATTGCTGCTACTATTTCTCTACTATCCCAGTATGGACCAGAATAATACACAGGTGTATTTCCGGGTTCAAAATGATCATTGTAGATATATTTTGGAACATGGTTCCCGGCTAATGCCTGTATATTAGATAATTCTATCATTTTTATTTAGATAATTTTTCCCAATCTACCGTTGTTGCTAACCATTCTGTTTCACAATGAGTAGATAAACTAGGAATAGGTGATACGATATTTCTTTTCTTATTTTTTCCTAACGATATGAATTTATGATAATCTCCTGGCCCATCCACCCAAGTGTCGTAATCTTCAAATAAGATTCTTTTGTTAACTATAAACGCTCCTGTAGTACTGGGGCGAGTGATCCAATGATGTGAATAAGTGGGTAGTATATTAGTTGATAAATTAGGGTAATCATTAGGATGGTAGAAATGGGGATGATCATAAAGTGTAACGTAATCTACTTCACTGTATAAATCATATAATTCCATTATTTTATAGGGCCATCCATAAGCGTGCATATAGTCATTTTCAAGATGATAAATTAAATCATCATCTTTTAAATCTAAACTTTTAGCATAGTCCCAGGCTTTAACCCAAGCCCCCATAGCAGATTTTTCATTAATTATTTCTACATGGTCTATTCTTTTATCAATTTCACCTTTAAACTCACCATCATATATTAAATGAAATTTCACAAAATCAGCATCTTCTATAGTTGATAGAATATTATTTAAACATCCATCAAATGAAAACCATTTTGGTCTATTCTTTCCTACTCCGCAAGCTTCTAAATTGTCTGTGTGTCTATAAATTACGTGTATTGTCATATGTTTTTAACTTAATAAGGATGAATGTATATCAGCAAATAATATTCCGTCTCGTTTATATGTAGCAGATTTAAAATCATATTCTTTAGCTTGTTGATTGTTTAGATCCGAAAATCTAAATATCTGAACAATTCTACTGTGTTTTTTACTTTTATTAGGGATAGAACTATGAGATAGTAAACTATCAAAAAGTCCAAGATCCCCCATTTCCCATTTATAATCTAGAGTTTCAAATTCTTTAAGTATTATTTCACTATCTTTAACTTCAAATGAACCAAATTCATTTGTTGTAGTAGGTAATATACCTAATTTATGTGATTTTTCCCATATTTTAAGTCCTCCAACATCTTCTTTATATGATGATAACCCCATATAAAATGTAGCTTGGGATGGTGATTGCATCAAGTATTGATAGTCCTGGTGGGGAGGTAAATTATATTTATAAAATTCTTCTCCGGATGGGAAGAAATGCAAGGTATCACCTGCTTGAGGTGTAGCTATTATTGCTTGTTCTCCGTATATTTCTTTTAAAATAGCATCTACACATGGAGAATATTTAAGTATATTAAATGAATTAAATTTATTAGGTTGAGTACCGAGATTTGTAATTATCTTACCATCTATTGCTTTAAGTTTATTTAACAATGATAGTTTATCTCCTAAATCTTTTGGTAATGATTTAGTACTGTGTCTTGAAATAATTTCTTCAAACACCCAATTTAAATCTTTAATATAGTTTTTAAAATTTTTATCCTTTTTTAAAAACCCAGGGAATATAACAACACCATATTCGTTATACAATTTTGCTATACGTTCTTTATCTTTTATCAACAGTTTGGGATTATATCCCGGTAAAATGTATTCTTTCATATTATTTATTTTTTACATACTAGTAATATACTTGAACATAAGTCTGGGTATTGTTGGCCTAAGGCATAACATCCATCTAGATATTCTTTACTTATAATGTCTGTTTGAAGTAATTGATCCCACTGAAAATTAGCTAATGCTTTAAAGAATATACCTGAGCGGTAAATTACTTTTAATCCGCTTTGTTTAGCATCTCTTTCTAATGTGTCTAATGTATATGTGATTCTATGCCCATGTTCTGCTTCTGCTGGTGTGATAGCGCTATTATGTGTTATTAATCCCATTTTAACTGCTATTTGTCTTGAAGGAGCATTAGCATTAGGACAAACGACAAATAAGCAACCATCATCTGTTAACCATTCCTCTTTAATTTTATTTAATAGTTTTACAGGATTATCTACATGTTCTAAAACATGTGTTAATACAATATTATTATATTTTTTAGATAATACTGTATTTTCAAATAATGAATTATAGAATGTTGTAGCATCATTAAATTTAGTTTTAGCATGTTGTATAGCTTTATGAGATGCTTCAACACATGCTACCTCAGCAAAATACCCAGATAAATGTTTAGTAAAATCACCTTTAAAACTACCTAACTCAAGTACATCATCTCCTTTAAAAAATGGCTCAAAGGATTTAATCATATAAGGATGCATTACATCAAAATCAAAGTTATAAGCATACTTATGATCTGCTGTATCTTGAAATTCCTGGTCATAGTCTCGTTCACACTCATATTGCATAAAAGATGTTTGTTCACTTATTTGGGATGTATTAAATCCATGTTTATGGTAAAAACCCATAGCTTTAATATTTTCATTATAAACTTCTAGTTCAATTAATTCAATATTGTTTTTAGAAGCATGTTTTTTAGCTTTATTTATTAAAATACCCCCTACACCCTGTCCTTTATATTCAATATCTATACTTACATTAGTTATGAATCCTATTTTTTTATTTAAGTCAATATACATTGCTATTAAACCTATTAATTTAGAGTCATTAAATGCTTCAAATCTAACAGCTTTGTTATAAATTTTATTAGCGTATTCTTCTATATTAACATATGTGTCTAAAGCAGGAGCAAAATGAATTGAACATTCTTCAAGATGCTTCTTAATATCATTTACCGTTGAAGTATTTATTTTAAAACTTATATTATTCATTTTCTAAAATTGCAAGGCCAAAGCCATATTTACCAAATTCGTTTCCATTATATAACATGTAATGATTTCCATCTAATTCAAACACATGGGGATAATGATGCATGTCCCCGTCCCATTCACCTGGTTCGGAATAATGTATTCCTACATTTTCATCATCTCGTGTCCATTTGATTAGGTCGTCTGAATATGCGTATCCTATTTGGTATCCCCTGCCTCTATTGTTTCTAAAATCTAACGCATATCTGTAAATAAAGTACATATGGTATTTTCCATTATGATAAAACACATCAGGACCTGCTTGGCATTCATTTTCTTCTAGAATATCACTTACAATATTTTTATTTATTTTAGTCCAATGCATTCCATCTTTAGAAACAGCCATTTTAAGTTTATAAATAATTTCCGGTTTACCTTCATGTTCTATCCATTTAGTTCCTGCTAAGTAGAACATATACAGTATTCCATTAAATCTTCTTACTTTAGGACCACTAATAACAAATGGTTCATCAGTGCTAGCAGACAATATGGGGCCAGCTCCTATTCTATTGAATGTTGTACCTCCATCTTTACTTATAGCTAAACCAATTGATGTATTAAATGGTACTGATTTCATCCTATTCCATCCAGCATAATATAATTTTATGTCCTCATAGTCTCTAAACACAGAAGTAGGATATACTGCAAATTCATCAAATGTTCCTAATTCACCAAGTGGCAATATAGGTTCTTTAGCTACATTTATTATATTAAATAAATTATTTCTATCAACATCTATAAAAGCAGTGTATGATTTTGCTTGTCCCTCTTTATCTTTTTCAGGACGACAACTAAAGTAAATTCTAACGTAAGTATCAAACACCAATGCACTAGTACATTGAGCAAATTCTTTCATCCACTCTGTTTGATAATCTTGAGGATTAAATATCCTACCTAATTTTTTCCATTTCATATTATTCAATTTCTACCATCCAACAATCACATTCAAAAGGATCACTCCAATTTTTTTCTCCAAGAACATCATGACATGCTTTTCTTACTTCGGGAAATGCGTAATCGTGACCTGCAAGAATACTTCCTGGTTTCATTTTAGGAAGCCATGCTTTTATATCTTGCATAACAGCACTATATGAATGATCACCATCAATGAAAACGAAATCAACGGATTTATCTTTATATAATTCTGTGCATTCTGGAGATCCGGTTAGTATGAGATTGTAGTAGCCTTTAAGTGGCTTCATATTGTTAATAAATGTATTTTTTAAATCTTTATGAGTTATTTCAAATTCAGGCATATCATTTTTTACAGGTACAAATGGATCGATACAATCAAATTTAATATTTTTACCAGAGTTATATATTTCAACTCCCATGTATGATGCTGATGTGCCTTTCCATACTCCAACTTCTATAAAATGGCTTCCATTAGGATATTTCTGTACTACATGAGAGTATAATTTAGAAAAACTAAACCATCCTTGGATGTTTTCGTAATAGTGGGGTATACTTTTCATATTAAAGTATATAAGTTTAAATATTGTTTAATAGTTTCTTTAGAATTAAACATCATTACATCAATAATAGAAAGCCAAGAGACAAATTCATTATTAAATTGTTTATAGCTTATAGGACTTGATTTTATAAAATTTAATTCAATATCTTGTTTTTTAAATTCTTCTTTATTATAAAGTTCAATACCACCAATAGCATTTATATATTTAGTAGCTTTTCGTACTTTACAAATAGCTAATACTTTATCTTGTGATTTAAGAGAGTGATCGATATCTAATTCAGATGAAGCTATAATTGATGTTTTAATTTCAAGATAATTATTTATATTTTTTAAATTATTTAATATAAAGGTAAATAAATTTTCTTCGGTATCCAACAAGCATTTTTGAATTACATCATATGCTTCTATAAAATAAGGAGCATTACGATATGAAACGTGTATTAGATTTAACATTTTTCTTTTATCCTTGTCCCAAGATTCAGATAATTTTCTATCCATTACATTTAAATAATCAGAATCCTTTTTTAGAGGTAAGGTTATTACTTTATCATTCCCATTAACTAGTATTCTATTTCTATTAATCCATCCCTTTTTAGTATATTGAATATTATCATATATAATAAAGTTATCTACTGAGTTGATTAGTTGAAAGTAGCCTATATATGGGACGAAATATGGTTGCATTATAGCTACCTTATTAGTCATGGTTCTGAGTGTAAATAGGAAATTTAGATAAATCGGGGTATGATAATTCTAAATCATAGTTGTGTCTTGGAATACCACCATGATAAAATTGATTCATTAGTAATAATCCTCTAGCTGCTAATTCTGGCATCATATAGAAATTCCATCCTAACATGTCGAGATTATCATCATGGTATGAGCATTCTCTTCTGCCACTATATCTTGCTCTTTTAAACCAACTATAAGCATCAAAGTCATCCGTTAATATAGCTCCACCTTTACTTAATTTAAAATGTTTATACGGACCTGTAAAGGATAAACACATATGAGTGTTTGGTTTGTACATATTGTAAGTAAAACTTAAAGCACTATCCCATACTTTGGTAGGAGCTAATTGGTATGCCCCTTTAATGGTTTTACCTTTAATTTTTCTAAAATTTACTTTCCCGCCTGCATGTATTATTTCACAGGGTACGGAGGGATATGTTCTTGAAGGAATAGTAATTTCTACTCCTTTAATATTTTCGTATTTTAAAGCTAAAAATAAAGCGTTACTTTGATTATCAACTGTAATCACATAAGGAGCACCTGTGTAATCAGATAATGCTTTTTCAAAATCCTCAGTTATCTTATATATTCCGTTTGCCATAACTTATATTTGCGAGTAAAGATTATTTTGTATTTCTTGCCGTTTGATTGTCTTAGGATGAATTAAAGCCCATTCTTCATATTCTGAAGGGAAATGAGAGATAATTTTAAATCCTTCTAGTCGTTCATGAACTTTACCTACCCATTTTATATCAGGAATATTCTTGCAAATTCTAGTTTGATAATCGGGCCAATTAATTCTATTTTTATTGTCTACTACCCATCCCCACTTTTGAATATGTTCTTGAGTAAGACCATCAACCGTATTGATTCTAGGTAAAGCAAAACAATCTATATCAGCGTGAGATGTTAATACTTGTTTGAGTAACTTAATTAAATGAGTAGAAGGATATTCATCTGCATCTATAAAAAATATGTAATCTTTAGTACAATTATTTTTTAGATTATTCTTAAATGAAGCAAAATCTTTATTTAATCCAAACTCAATATTTTTAACAGTGGGATATTCATCTATAATATATTTTACCCCCATAGTTGCTGTTAAGTCTAGCTGAATGATTATTTCATCCTCTTTATTGGCAATATTGACTAATTGGTTTAGTAGTCTAATTAATTCATCTACTTCATTATGAGCAGTGATAGCATAACTAATTGAAGGCATAACTTAATCATTTAATAATTCTTTTTTATTCTTAATATCCATTGTATTGTTTGCATCATAGTATCCAAATCCTTCTGGGTTGTTAGTGTAATGCCAACTTCCTCTTTGATCACTCCATACTACATTATTATAGGTAGATGTAGACCCAGAAATAGATATAGACCCAGATCCAGTTGTATATTCAATTGGATACCAATCATTGAAGCCTCTCTCTATTTCCTGATCAAGATCAGGGTTATCATCATAATCTTTTACCTCATATAATACTTCTTTAATTCGGTCCCATTGCTTTGGTGTTGCTGTAAAATCATTACAAGCTTCAGTAAAGCCTTTTAACCAAATTATAAATTCTGGGCTTGTCATAGAGAATTTAGTTTTGTAACGGCTTCAGCAAATTTTTCCTTAGAAAAGTGTTCCATGTGGTTTAAATCAACTCTATGTGTTTGATTTTTAGGAAAACGAGATCTTTCTTCTTCTTTAATGGATATTAAAGGAGCAACTGTCCATCCCCAAGCATCTTTATTTCCACCATTTGGAAATAACATACCTTTTTCAGGAACATTAATTGTACTTGGATACCATATAAATCCTTCTTCATCTATGATTTCTAAATCCTTAATCAATTCAGGCAGTGATTCTTTAGAATTTTTTATAAAATCACTATCTTTAACCATATGTGATGTACTACCATATCCACAATTAAAGCACATCCATTGGATGTATTGAGAATGATGATATTCGTAACACATCTCAGCACCACAACAGTGGCATTTTACTAAATTATCTGTCATGCTATAAATTTACGAATAATAAATTAGAATCCCAAAAAGTTCTTAGCTTTAGTCCAAAATGATTTTTTTACTTTTGGACTAGTATGAACATAATGTTCAACATGAGGAGTTGCTTCGGGAGCTAAGAAAGAATCTTCTATACTATCGGATACTTTCTTTTTAACTACTTTCGTTTTAGGAGCAACATCGACTTTCTTTTTAGAAGTGGCTTTTTTTGTTGGTTTCTTTTCCATGATTTGTGTTTTGTATATAAATATATGTTAATCTACTTTTTTAAGCTTAGGTAAATTTAAAGTAACATGTTTTGGTGTTTCTGGCACGTATTGTTTAAGTAATTCACCTAGTTTTTCAGTCATTTTATCTAATGAAAAATTTTGTTTATTTCTATATGCTAATCGTTTTGCCTTTTCTTGATAATCTTTATAGTTATTAAATACATCATCGAGAGCGTGTCCAGATTGATTATCATCTGGTCTAAACCACATTGATTCAGCAAGTAGTGTATTTTGAACAACAGCACTTGGATGTACCTTATTCAATGATCCCCCTACTAATCCGCAAAATTCAGCATTTAAGAAATCTAAATGTCCACTCCATCCACTAGCGATAATTGGTTTTCCAACAACACTAAATTCAAGTAATGGTCGTCCAAATCCTTCACCTTTAGTAAATGAAATCATTGCTTTTACTTTTGGGTGATTATAAATACAATTTATTTCTTCATCACTTAGATCTCCATGAACAAGATATATGTTTGGTAAATCTTTTCCAGCTATGGTATTTCTAATATCTTCTATTTTCTTTAAAATAACATCTCTATCCATAATTGAAGGAGCACCTTGAGATATTTTTAAAATCAATGCTGGTTTATTTTTCTTGTTTTTAAATACTTCTAGGAATGCTTTAATCATGTATCCAATATTTTTTCTATCTTCGCCGTATTCACCTTGTAACCAATGTCCTACGAACAAATAACAAAATGATTCGCTAATTGTATTTAAATCATCATAAATGTTAAAATCAGTAAGTGTATCTGATTTGAAATACTTGTTCAGATCTGCACCTTCAAAAAGTACCTCAATAGGTTTTTTTAGTTCAAATTTTTCAACAGTTTGACCAGCAGTATTTTTGTGTTCAAAATTACTAGTTTCAAATATCTTTTTAGAATGTTCAGATGATACTAAATTAATATCCATTCTGTTACATCCTTCAAGCCATGTGTGGTCACAAATAGTTGTTTCTATTCCAGCTGTTACTCCAATATTATGTTTTCCTAATGGTTGGAACTCGTTAGGTACTGTAATTTGAATCCACACATAGGGTTGGAAGTTAAGTTGCATTGTAAGTGCTCCTATTATTCTATTTTTTAAATCTAAATCTTCTTTAATATCTTCATTTAAGGCACCGAATGGAGTAGATCCCCATCGTTGAGATAAAATTTTAATATCCCATTCATCTCCTTTAGCTTTGATAAGAGATTTTACAAAATCACGAGATCTAGCTCCGTATCCGCTATATGTGTCTATTGGACAGCTTACTACGCAAAGTGGTTTGTTCATAACGAAATTATATGTTTATTTTGTTTTGCAGGTAATTCTTCTATTTTTATAAAGTCATAATTTTCTCTAGGTTTCCATTTATCAAACATTTCATCTGTATACTTAATATAGTTTTTAGCCATATTCTTAGATGTCATCATAGCCTCATCAGATGTAACCCATTTACGAGCAGCATTTCCTCTATTTTCTATTTCTTCAGAACCTAAATCATACAGTACTCGCATTTGATTAGCAGCATCTCTAAAATCAGCTCTATCATCAAATATATAAGGTGTTGGAATTGAACCTACAATTGATAAATTTGAAGGAAATACGGGAAAGGCCCATTTACCACATTTTTTATATTTTCCAAAGTGATTTGAACCAAATTCTTCTGTAAATTTAACCCAGTTACCATTTTCATCTTCAAAACGCATTTGATCTTGCATACCACCTGTTACGTTTGCAATAATTGGTTTTCCACACATCATTGCTTCGGTAAGTGACAATCCCCATCCTTCATTAGATGAAATCAAGATTGTAGCATCTGATATATTGTATAATAAGTTCATTTGTTCAGGAATAAATCTATTTAAACCTGTTATAAACACATTAGGTGGGTTTTTACCCCATATCATTTCCATTACAGCTGGAATGTCTGTTCCGTTTTCATCTAGTGGTTGAGTATGAGCAAGTAGAGCTACTTTATCTTTTTTGTCTTCAGGAAGATTATCTACGAATAATTTCCAAGCTAATAGAACATCAGGAAATGATTTTCGTCTGATATTTCTAGAATTAAACATTAAGATAAAATCGTATTCTTTATCTTTAAAGATTTGTTTTTTAAATGTTTGAAGTTCATCCCATTTAGCATCTCCTTTTTTAATAGGAAAAAATACATCTTCATTTATACCATGAGGAACGTATCCTATAACTTTATCTTTAGCTTTATCTGCTAATACAACGTTATTAATATTTTCTGTTTGTTTAGAAATTGCTAATAAACCATCACATGACTCATAGAAAGCTCTATTATATAACGGATAAGGTAAAGAATCCCAAATATTAAGATAAATAATAGGAACTTGAGCACGTATTTCACGCTCATGCATCCACAACCATGTCCAATAACGTGGATCCGTAAATAACATTATTGCATCTGGTTTTTCTATTCGTAGTAAATCCCTGATCTTCTCAATAGTACCATATCCTGAATTGGGGTATAACATTACGCTAGCGTCTGTTATTCCATTAAAGTTGTTAGAATCTGCACTTAAATCTAATTTTTTACCCTCATCTGGGTTGTGGATTGTGCTTCCTAAATTTATCCAATTGTAGTGATGACAAGTACCTAAAATTATCTCTCTTGCCATTGTTGCTATACCAGATGTTGTTCTAATGTCATCCGATAATAGTAAGATTTTTTTACGTTGTTCTTGAGGAATATAACCTTCTTTCATAACAAATTTTAAAAGTATTAAAGACTACCACTCATCACTAATTCAGCATGGTTGTGTAGTTGTTTACGAAAATCATCATTGTTTAAATATAAATGCATTGCTCTATTAGTAAGTTTTTGTAAGTTAAACTTATTTTTAATACTAGCAACTTTAAAATCATCAAATAATTCTTGATGTACTTTTACACTCGTAAGTGTTAATTTTTCATTTTTACCGGCCATAAATTATATATTTGAATATAAATATATATTTTTTTACAAAGAATTCAATTTGTTGCAAAGAGAGGGATTATTATTAAATTGGCACCATTTGCAATATGGTCCTACCTGTTTCAGGTATTCTTTGACTAATGGTTTTCCGTCTCTGTTAAAACAATCTTCTATAAACGTACGAAAAGACTGTACAGTAGCCAAACGTTTTCGTGGTCCTGAGGCAGGAACGAACGATTGTATTCGAGGTATTGGATATTCACTTCCTTCCCAAATTTTACGTTTCACAATGAAGAATTCAACTTCAATTTTATCTACATCCCAATTAAATATCTTACTAAAATATTCTTTATAGAGTAATACTTGTGATGTTTTGATATCATTTCTTTTATCTTCATCCTTCCACCCTCGTTTAGATGTTTTAATATCATAGATACAAAGTGTATCTGTATTTTCATTGTATAAGATAAAATCAATAAATCCTTTTAGTTTAACATTAGGGTAATTCTCATGTGGTGAAAATGAAAGAGGAAATTCAATTCCTACAAGATGTGTTTTACGAGTTGAGAAGTGTTCGCCTCGTTTTTTTAGAAAGAATTCAATTATTAATCTTCCGTCTTCAAAATACTCAGCCATTTCTTCAGCTGATGAGAAGTGTGTTTTATTATTTTGTTCAAATCCACTTTTATATTCTTCTCTAAATGTATTCTCAAATAATCCAATAATATCTTCTTTATCAGCAGCCGTTCCACTTTGTTCATACATTACCTTTAAATAATGCTGGATAGCAGTGTGCATTGCTTTTCCGAATGTAAGTTCAATACTTGGAGGATTTCTGTGTTTGTCTACACTTTGTAATTTCCATTTATGAGGACATTGAGCCCATGTAGAGTATTGTGAATATGAAACTATTTTATCTTTACTCCAATCTATTTCTACTTCCTTATGATTACGTAGAAACTTTAGATGTTTTGGTAGTTTTTTCATCTTTTAATAACTTTTTTATTTCATCTTCTTCTATTCCTCTACTACTTAAGATTACTTTTACTTCATCTTCTTTTAGTATTTGAAGATAATTTTTTACTTCTCTAGTTGATACCTTATAATAATTAGATAATATACTTAATAGTTCATTATTTACTTTAGGTTTAGTTGATTTAATATACTTTGCAAATATTTTACTTTCAGGTAAGTATTCACAGTAAATCAAGTAAATCTGTCCATGAGTTAATTGCCAGAATTGTTGTAGGTAATTAGCTAATTCAATATAAGGTTCATGCATTGATAAGAATCTATGTACCATATATGGATTAAAAGTTACTTTATCTTCTTCACTAAATGAAGACCAAGGATCTTTAATATATGTTACTTGTTTAATCCAATCAAATATCTGCATTATTGTTTATCTTTAGGTAGAAAATCAGCGTTTACACCTCCACATTTTGAACAGGTAAATACTGGTATAGGCATAAGTGCATCTTGTGTAGTACCAGTTACAAAGCGAGATACTTTACGTAGCATTACTCCTTCAATAAATACTTCGTTTTCACAACTTTCGCATATGATAGCTGTTGTATCTTTTAAAGATACGTTCATGTTTAATTCTTTTTGTGTCATTATTTTATTTTTAATATTTGAGATACAAACGCCATAAAGTTAATTTCTTTATCAGCTATAGTATTGTTCTGCCATAGATATTGAGCAGAATGAATAGCTACATCAGCGGGTGACGTTGTAAATTCTGTTACTCTATCATACAATCCCGTGTATAACTGCACAAAATCGTTGATATCTGCGTCGGCAACTATTTGTCTAATATCTGCCCATGATGATGATTTCTTCGATTTTAACGCGGTAATAATGGCAGTTAACGCGCCATCCATATTAGGTACTAACGCCCCTGGGTTTAAAGTATTATTATCATCTATAGATTGTTGGGCCGCATTAATTATTTTTCTAATATCAGGGTAGTATGTCTTGATCAACGCTGCTACATTAGATAATTCATATTTTACTTTTTCTTGATCTAATAAACTAGCAATATGTTTTGCAACCTCACCTTTAGAAGGCGGTTCAATATGGAAGGCTTGACATCTACTTTTAAGTGGATCAATTATACGTTCAGCATAGTTAGCCGTTAAGATAAATCGTGTTTTAGCCGAATAAGTTTCCATTACATTACGAAGTGCAGCTTGTGCTTGCGCAGTAATATAATCGGATTCATCCAGTATTACTATCTTAATAGGATTAAAGCTGTTTGCGGATGCATAATCAACAATTTTATCTCTAATAGTATCAATACCTCTTTCATCAGAAGCATTAATATACATTACATCACATTTGATGTTTTTAGTAATTAACTTAGCTAATGTGGTTTTACCTGTACCAGGTTTTCCATACAATAGTAAGTGAGGTATATCATTGTTAGTTATACATTTAGAAATGAAGGCTTTTACACCCTCATTTCCAACGTATGTATCTAAATTTTGACTACGATATTTCTCAACCCATAGGGAATTGTTCACCATCTTTATCTTTTTTAGGCTCGTTATAAATTACACACTCAGTTAATAAAATTGTACCGGCAACTGAAACTGCATTTTCAAGTGCTGTTCTAGCTACTTTCATTGGATCTATAATACCGGCTTCAAACATATCAGTAACTGTTTCTGATTTAATATCATATCCAAATGTACGGCTATTTTCAGGGTTTTCCTCTCTAATTTTTCTAAGACTAAAGATAATATCATTTGTGTTTTCAATACCAGCATTTGATAGTATTTTTAGAAAAGGAGCTCCACAAGCAGCATATGCTATTCTTTTACCTAAATTAAAATCTTCTCCATCTGATTTTAGGATTGTAATACTTTCTCTTGCTTCAAGCAACGCTACACCACCTCCAGGAAGTAATCCTTCTTCAAGTGCTGCTTTAGTTGCTTGTAATGCATCATCAATACGATATTTTTTCACTTTAATTTCCGTTTCAGTAGCACCACCAATATTGATTACAGCTACACCTCCAGATAATTTACCTAAACGTTCTTGTAAATGTTCTTTTTCAAAAGCGGATGGTGATTTGCCTATTTGTTCTTTAAGTTCAGATATTCGTGATTGGATAATGTCTTGAGAACTAGATCCATCAACTATTGTAGTAGTATCTTTAGTTACTGTTACTACTCTTGCTTTACCAAACCAATCTGAATTGAAGCGTTCAAGTTTCATTCCTTTTTCAGGTGATACTACTGTTCCTCCTGTTACGATAGCAATATCTTCTAATACTGCTAAACGACGATCTCCAAAATCAGGAGCTTTAACAGCAACTGCTTTTAACATACCTCTCATTTTATTAACAATAAGAGTAGAAAGCGCTTCACCATCAATATCTTCAGCAATAATAAGAAGTGAACTATCTGTTTGTGATGTTCCTTCAAGTACAGGAAGTAATTCTTTAACTGATGTTAATCGTCCGTTATAAATTAAAATTAATGGATCTTTTAAAACAGCAGACATTGTATTATTATCTGTTGTAAAATACATTGATTTGTAACCTCTATCGAACTGAATACCTTCTACAGTTTCAAGTGATGTTTCACCTGTTTTACTTTCTTCTACAGTTACAACTCCATCTTGACCCACCATCTGCATTGCCTCTGCTACTAATGCTCCGATTTCTTCATCATTATTAGCTGAGATGGTAGCTACTTGTTTAATTTGGTCTTCAGAATTAATTTCACGTTTAATTTCTTTTAAACCTTCAATAATTTCTTTAGATGCCGCTTCAATACCTTTTTTAACTAATACAACGTTTGTACTTGGATTAATACTATTAAATGAACGTTGAATTAAATCATTTGCTAATACAGTTGATGTTGTTGTACCATCACCTGCTTTATCTGCTGTTTTAATAGATGCTTGTTTTACCATTTGTGCACCTATATTTTCAATTGGATCTTCAAAATCCTTAAGTGTCTTAGCTACAGTAACACCGTCTTTAGTACTACGTACTGTTCCATACTCATCTATAAACACTACGTTTCTACCATAGGGTCCAAGAGTTGATCCTACAGCGTCAGATATTTTTTTGACGCCGTTTGCTAGTTTTTCTTTTGCTTCTTGGTTAAATGCTGTTTTCATGTTTTAATTTTATTCTTTAATTAATGCTAATACATTTGCTTCAGAAACAGCTATGTATTCAATACCTTCCCATTCTAATTTAGTAGGCCCTACTTGTGGTAATACCACTTTTTGTCCTACACTAAAAGACATAGGAATACGTGTATCACCAGCAGCATTCCATCTTCCGGGTCCAATGTCAATAATAGTTCCTACAATTGCTTTTTCCTGTGACAAGTCAGGGATAATAAACTTTCCGTGCATCTTTTCTGTTTTTTCATCCACCTGCACGATGATGGCATCCCATACTGCTTTTATCATAAATTTAATGCTTGTTTAAAATTTTCAGTTATTTGTTTATATTCAACCATATACTCTTTAAAAGTATAAGTTTTTTTCTTATCTACTATACAGTTACGAACTAATGTACTTAATACGTGATCAAGTGTGTTATAATAACCAACAGCTACCATATTATCATTGTAGCCAGGTTCTACTAGTGTGTAGCAATTTTTATCTTGATGAATTTCATAAGGAGCAAATAAAGAATCTTTAATAATGATCATGTCTTTAGTTTGTCCTTTTTGACGTCCGCGCTTTCCGTTAAATAAATCACTCATAACTTTTATTTTTGTTTAAATAAATATACGTTAAATTGTTGGGTTTTCCACAGCATCTTCAATGGTAATAATTTCATTACTAATTATTTCATCTTCAATAATTTCCAATTCTTCTACTATTTCACAAAAGAATAGTTTACCATCTTTTTTAAACGTCTTGTGATTAGGTGAAATCTGGTTCCATTCTGGTCCTAAACTTTCATATGATTCATTCATCATTAGTTTTATTAAGAATAAATCATCATTTATTTTTATCATTCCTTTTATCATCCTACTTGTACTTCAGGTAAATAATATGTTGCTGTTCCGTTTTCTGTTGTAAGTTCAAGTTTAAGTAAACCTTTAGTACTTAAATGTCCCTTTGCTTCTATAATATCATTTTTACTAGCATTGAGTATTTCCTTAACATATGCAGAATTAAATGATAAATAACCTATATGCATTTCTTCAAAATCAGCATTAACTGTAAATTCAACTTTATTTGAATGTGATGTTGGTTCTCCTAATATGAATTTTACTTGCTTATGTCCTTCATCATCTACCGATGTAGCCAGTCTAAATGTATCTCTAGTATTAGAGCCTAATGCTCCCTTAGCTTTAGAGAAACGCATTATAAGTTCAGAATCAATATTAAATGTTACTTCATACCCGGGTTCTGAAATTTCAGGTGTAGTCTGAATAATAAAAGGGTCTGCTAGAGAATATTGTAATGAGAAATTAGAATCTTCAATAAGAAGTTTAGTAGGTACTTTATATTGTTTTTCAATACCAATTAAAATATCTATATCTAATATACTTAACATTTTTAATAATGTACTAGTATTAAATATTCCTATTGTTCCATCTTCCAAATCAACATCACAACTAATACTTCCTACTAAATCCTGGTTAGGAGATACAAATGCAATATTCATCTTTTTATTGGAGATATTCCATCTTACACTTTCAACAGTACCATTGAGGTAATATTTTTCAATGTTTGCTACTAAATCTAATTTTTGTATCATAAGTTTTCTATTTCTTGTTTTACTTCTGTCCAAAACGCATATCCTCTATCTGCACCCATATATCCCAATATCTCACTACATGTTAATAGAGCACATTGTTTAGCTTCCTCATATTCTAAGGATTTGCATTTTAGTTGAAAATTAACTATTAGTTCAGATGCTTTTTCTCTTGGTGTCATGTATTGAATGTATTAATTTTTATTTGGTTATCCAAATTTAAAGAATTTATTTATGTTATTGTTGAATATCGGTTTTCCCCATTTCAAATCCTCATATAATGTTTCTAATTTATTTTTTAATACTGAGTCAAATAGTTGTACTTTGTCAAGGTACTTCTCAATAAACTCAATAATAAATGGAGGATCATCATATCCATTAAATCCAATCACATCTACTCTATATGGATTATCTTTTAAATAAGCAATAAACATCTTATCTCCAATCTGGAATGTATGGTGTTTTTTGTCTAGTTTTTTAAATCGAAGCAAATCATTATAATAAATGGCTGCTTTAGTATTAATAGGACATTTCAGTTCCAATTTAGAAAATATTTCACCTGATTTTGGTCCTGATGCTATGTAGTCTCCCATGTTTTTAAGTCCTGTAGGCTTTAATAATAGACGCCAATCTACTTCATTTATGCTTTCTCTAAAAGCTAATATTTGCTTATCAATTTCAGGTTTAGGTTTACCAAACATAATATCTTGAAGTAATTGTTTACTAAACTTTCTAAAATAAGGAGGAAAATTAGATTTCATTAGATCTAATCCTTTAATATCTAATTCTTCTACAGGTACACCTTCTTTATTTACAATATAAATTGCATAACGACGTTTACCTGCAAAGTATCCTCTTTCAAGTACAACTTCCTGTTTCAAATCAAAATAATGAGGATGATCATGTAAATTAAATAAATCAACTACTAACTTATGTAAACTCTCATTTGCTGCACCTTGTACTTCAGTAGCTATTTTTAAAACTTGCTTAACCATTTCCTCTCTATTACGTGTATCTAAATCAGGATTTCGTTTTTGAATTAAATCTTTAACTTGCACAAATAAGGAATCAGTATCAGATGTTACAATATAGTCTATACCATCTGTGTCCATTTGGGTATTCATCCATTTATTTACAAATTTAATAGATTCTTGAATTAAACGTTGTCCCGTTAATGTAATTGCTTTTGAGATAAATTTATGTCCATCTGTATAACGCCATCCGTTAATAGCATAACAACCATAAACGTCATTTAATTTAATCTTGTAAGCATGTTGTCTACGGTTATAAAATTCACCTTTAACAGTATCACCTGCTTTATAGGCTTTTTTCATTAAATTTTTATATTCAACACGTTTATTAAACCAATCAGTTAATACTTCACATACTATACTTGATTTATCTTTACGGAATATAACTCCGGGAGCAGATACAATCCAATTTTCTTGTTCAATTAATCCAATCATTTTACCTGCCGTTATACTTGAGCGAGAAATACTTTTATTAGGATTAACACGCTCAATAATAATTTCAGTATTTGGATTTAATAATTTTAATTCTTTAAGAGACCACTGGTTGTCGTATTTGTCTTTATTTACTATACGTCCTACTAATGTTTCAATACCCATATTAAGTGATCTAATAATGGATGGATACAGTGATGTAAAGTCTAAATCGATAACCCACTCATATAGTCCGGGTATAGGATCTTTTAAATAACCACCAGCATATTCTTCTTTAATTTCTTTTAGTACGGGATTATAAGTTGTAGGTTTATTAGGTGATACTATATTCTTACGTTTTAAATAAGTTAAAATAGCACCTTCATTTAATGCCGTTGACATGTAAACTTGTTCATAGGGAACATGACATAAATGACTAATAATAACTGTTAAGTCTATAAATTTAAGTTTATCCTCAAGTGCTACTATAATTTCAACATCTCGAATATTATAATCTATAAATTTCTGAATATCTTCTCTGAATAGTTTGTCTAGAGAGCCTAGGTAGTCAAGTTTGCCTAAATTAACATATTTTTCTCCTACATTACCTAAGGCATATGATGGCTCTTGAGCTACAATATATTTTTTAAACAATAACATATAGTCAAGATGGTTTACACCTGCTATTGTAGTTGTTTTTTCACCCATGAAATCATTTTCATCTACACGTTTAAGTGGAGATAAACGTACAGCTTCACTTTGTCCTAATACAGTAGCCATACGATGGTATAGATAAGGAATATCAAAGAATTTACTGTTCCATCCGGAGATAATTGTAGGATCTAATTGTTCCCACGTATCTAAAAATTTTAATAATAATTCCTTCTCTGTAAAGCAAGGTATAATATGCCTTGAATTTTCATTAGAGGGTGTTATGGATTGAGTATTATCTAATATATAGCAGTAATATGTTTTAGTACTATTATCGTATAAAGCAATTGCTGTGATTTTACCAGCAGGAGCTCGTACACTATCTTGTGTAAGCGATCCTACAATTTCACACTCAATATCAAGATAAACTATATTTTGGTAACTTGGTGTATCGTCTGATTCGTAGTAAGCATCTACTAATACACGAGTAAATTTATCTACATCACTTTCATAAACACTAGGATCTTTCCACCCATATTGTTTAGTTGCAGTTACTCTCTGTCCATCTAAGGTTTCATACTCACCTGTTTCTTTAGCAACATAGCAGGTGGCTCGATATGGAAATTCAAGCCACCCCTTTTTGTCATCGCGTAGATGGTATGTCTTTGTGTCTCTACTATAATAAATTGATTGGTACATAACCTTTTAAATATACGAATAAGAATTTAGTTCTCACGTCTTTCTTCTGGTTTATAATAGGCTATTCTATTATGCCAAACAGGTGCTGCTAGCAGTACTGCTGGTTTAATATTGTTTTTCATTGATTCTTGGAACATATATGACATCCATGTTTGTTCAAATGGGTTATCCCATTTTGTTTCGAGGAACATTTTATAGTTACCCTTTTTATTTACAATCATAGGCCAGTTTGCATAATATATTTCTCCTGTTATGTAAGATAATCCATTATGTACTTCTATTTTATCAAATTTAGTTCTAGGAGCATAAGGATCTAATCCATTAATTGGGAGTTGATCATAATCAGGCCATGTATAACTTCTTACACTTTGAGGAACATTATACCATGATACCTGAATATTATTGTCCATGTACACTTCAGTATATGATAGTTTTAAAAAGTCAAGATCTTCTCTAGCCATTATTTCATGGACTGCCTTATATAGATTAGGGACATATTTTCTAAATCCATTTCTACAAAGTTCTGTTTCAGTTGATGGATAAAATCCCATATCATCTTCAAAGAAGAAATAATAGTCACTATCTGATTTGTCAAAGTGTTCAGCAGCAAATAATCTCCCACCATTAATACCTTTATTCTCATGCATTATAATATGTTCAAACCCATATTTATCTGCTATTGCTTTGTTACCAATTCTAGCTTGTGGATCTGTAGAATTATCAATTAATATTTTTTGGGATGGTTTATTTAACCAATCAGGTGAATTTGCCTGCCATGTAGCTAGTGTATGTTCAATCTGTTCAGGAAAATTAAAGGTAAGCATATATAATGATGTTTTATCTGTTGATTCATTGTACGTGCCTTTAGGTAAAACATGAGCACGATTACCATTATTTTCTAATTGTACTTGATCATCTAATAAAGCTTGTGTGAATTTTACTATTAAGCCATTATCTTCTAAAGCATAACGTCTATAAATGTGAGGTTCTAAATAAGCCATAATACTAAAGAGACTCTCTTCCGTACCCATATAGCCCGTATTTAAAGTATCTTGTAATAAAGCATAATATGTTGAACTAGCTTCACTAATATAATCTTTATGTCCACCAAATAATCCACCTCTACAAATATTTTTTACTTCTTCACGAGCATATCTATTAATTGTTTTAAAATCAAACCCATGTATTTCATTATTTGCCTGGTATGGGTAACTTACAAATAAGAATGTTTTTAGATATGGAATTATTTTATCTAGGCATTTATGTTCTGTAAAGTATTTTTCATATACTGTATTTGTAATACCAGCATCCAACCATAGGAAATAATCAGTATCAAATACATTCATTATTTTAGCATCATGCAACATAAACATTTTAGATTGTACAATTGGATTATACCATTCATTAGATGCTTGAGGGCTACCAGGAAGCCATCCTGCTTGGTTATACCATTCAGGGTTGGTTCTTATCTTTTGAGTTGCGTCCCAAAATGGAGAATAGTAATTATTTTTAATATCATCTAGTTCAAATATTTTAACATATGTATTTTTTCTAGAACGTTTTTCCCATACTAAGTATTCATACTCAGCGGGAATGTATATGAACATTTTTACAGGTATGTCTAGGAATTTTTTAAAATTTTCAATATAATGATTAAAATCTCTACCTGGTCTATTTATGTTCCATAATCCTGTTACTAATGTTAGATCTTCAGTTGCTTCAATTTCGGGAATTGATGCCGAGAGTTTGGTTTGTTCTCTTAATTTACTTATTTCATAGAATGCTAATCCTTTTCTTACTCCATTTTCATATCCGTCTACCTTAGGTTTTTCTTCAATATAAAACTCAGGTTTAGGAAAATTAAAAGGAGTACTATGTAAGCATACAGGATAAAACTGTGCCGCTCCTGCTTCCCATTGTCTATCTAAAGTTACTTCACGATCAAAATTAGTATGTTTTTCATAATACTTTTCATCTTCTAAACTATACCATGTTGTTGTTAAAAGATACTTACATTTTGATTTTAAAATATTTTCTACTATTTTTTTTCCATCATTTAACGTAAGATGTCCTATAACGTCTCTTACTATTAACAAATCAGCCTCTGGTATGTTGCCTTGTGTTAAATCAAGTTCCTGGAATTTGATTATTTGATTTGCATATTTTTGATTGTCTGCTATAAGTCCAGGGACAATATCGCAACCAGTATAGCTTTCAAAACTATATACTATATCTTTCATCCAATTAAAGTCACCACACGGAACATCAACTACAGATTTAATTTCTTTATCTTTAACTAATTGTTTAATCTGTTGTCTAATTATTTCTGTTTCTTCCATGGTGCTACCTCCACCACTTTTACTTTCAGGCCATCCTCCAAATCTCCAATTTGTATAAACATCTTGAAATATTTCTTTTAAATTTGTATTAGGAAGAACAACAGGAGCAGGAGCTGGTGTTTCCATAGGAATTAAAGCTTCTTCGTAAGGCATAGGTGAATTTCTTTCTAAAAACTCAGCATATGAGGATATTTCTCCTGCTCCGCTATAATTTTTTCTAATAAAAATAGCATTTCCAGCATGATGATATTCATGACCCTCTATAATCTGTTTAAGATCATTATTATATACTTCTATTATATCAACACCATCACCCCCACCACCAACATCTTCAATAATATAATATCCATTAGCTTTAACTCGTTTAAATAGATTTTTTAATGTTGTTATTTGTGCTAAAGCAGTATGGAGACCATCATCTACAATAAGATCAAATTGAAAATTTGGAAGTAAGCTATCACATTTTTCATTGTCTAATGAACTAAAAATGAATGTTTTAATTCTATCTTCTTCAAGTCTACAATCTTCTGCTATATCTACTCCGTACACATTAGCATTAGGGAAATAATCTCTCCAAGCTCTTAATGATCCACCGGGAGTATAATGGGGATATAAATGAGCATTACCAACAAATGTACTTGGTATTTCAGGTTGATATGTTCCTACTCCAATTTCTAAAACGGCATTAGTAGTATCTCTTAGATGATTAAGTAAGGGATGGTATATAAGGGTGTATCGGCTTGCTCTTTTATCAGAACCATACTTTTCAATGTAAAAAGTTAAATCCATATTTTTTTATTTTATAAAGTTAAATATTTTTTAATGTAATTGTCTTCTATAATTAATCTATCCATTTCTGTTTGTTCAAATACTGTAAAGGCATCTTTTAATGTTGTTAATATTGGCATTCTATTAACGTTAAAAGATGTATTCAATATAACACCTATTCCTGTCGTTTCCTCAAATTTTGTAATAAGATCATACAACCAAGGATTTTGTTCTCTAGTTACAGTTTGAACACGAGCCGTATTATCAACATGTGTAATTGCTGCTAATTTTTTTCTCCATTTTTTTCTAACTATAGGAGCATATGACATCCATCTTGATTCCCTATCCCATTCAAAATACTTATTTACATCTTCTAAACGTACAACCGGAGCAAAGGGTCTATACCATTCTCTATGTTTTACTTTAGCATTCAGTATATCCTTCATTTCAGGAAGGGAAGGGTTACATATTATACTTCGGTTTCCTAATGCTCGAGGACCATGTTCACTTTTATCTCTTACCACACCGATAATTTTACCTTCAACTAAATCCTTAATTACTTCTTTCATATCTAATTCATCTTTCCACCAAGTTGAATGATTAAAATAATATTGAAACATATTTCTATCTAATAAAGGTAAACCAGCATACGTTACATCAAATGGTTCTTCAGGTTTTACAAAATTAGCTAATAATCCTACTGCTAGCCCGCAATCATTAGGTACAGGACCTACAAATAATTCTTTATTAAATTCATTTACTAATCTAGTATTTAGTAAAATATTCAAACCACATCCTCCGGTAATACAAATAGGCATATCGGGAAATAAATCAAAATATGGCTTGGCTATTTCTAAGAAACATTCTTCAAATGCTCTTTGAGAAGTAGCAGCTACATCATATGCTATTTTTTCTTTTAATCTATTATTAGTATCAAATTTAATACCTATTTTTTCACCTAATTTATCTATTATTTCTTGATAATTGTTTCCATTGGGGTCATTTTTATAAAACTCAATAAAATCATCTAACCATTCTTCTCTTACTTCACCATAAGAAACTAGACCCATTATTTTACCGGAATATACTAAATTTCCTTCACTTAATCCTTCAAAATCAATATCATTTAAGTAATGACCTATTAACATATATGGAAATCCTAAATCATATCCAATATGAGGACTACCTAAAATAGGATTAGTAATATGTTCTAGCAATGCTGGTTCTTGGCCTCTTAAACAGTGATATATATTAAATTTACCATCATTTCCTCCTCCATCAAATGAAAATACAATTGCTTCTTTATAAGGTGATTGGTAAAAAGCACCAGCAGCATGAGTTAAATGGTGAGTATAACTTATATAATTATTAGCTTTGATAACTTCATGAGTTTGATATAATGTATTTCCTATAACTACATCTGTACTAGTAAAGATACAATTATCAAAATGACTAATATTGTGTTCTTTTTTTATAAAATCAAGTACATCTGTAACTATTTGAGTAAAGTCTCTAGCATTTTTATGTTTAGGAGTTTTATATTGAGCTACCCCTATATTTTTATACCCTAAAAATCTTTCTATTTCTATTACTGTTAGTATTTTGCCGTTTTCTTCTACAGCGATCGCGGCATTATGTGATCCGTAGTAGCCTATATTTGCCATTTTTTTATTTTATTATTGATAGTTAGGTTCTTGATGTGGCCATGCGTTTCTTTCTTCTAATACTTTCTTTAATTCTTTATTATTTTCCATAAATTCCTCTTGAGTATTACTAGCAACAAATGGAGTTCCGAGTCCTGGTGCTCCTGCTATTGGGAGAAAATATCTGTCTTCATAATGAATGTGAATATTAAATATTACATTTGGGAAATTTAGTACGTTTACCCCACAATATAAATTAGCTATACCTACAGGCATATAGTCACATAGCATATACCCCCCACATCGTTGACAATTTTTAAAGAAATTATTAGACCATATCATATTAATACATTCATTCCATATATCGAATACTTCTTGTACTTTTTCAGGAGATTCTAAATGATAATATCTAAAAGGACCTTCAGTAATGTTAAGTTCAGTAACTAGTGGAAATTTATTTGTACCATACTTTTTATTTAATTCGTTGATAATAATAGAGCTCAACTGTAAAGAATATGCTGACTGGTCAGAGCCCATAGCTCTAGCCCATTTAAAATTAGAAGTAATACGTTCAATATGAACTTTTTCAGCTACAATACCCTTCATTGTATTTACAGGAGTATTAAATTCTGCCCAGAAGTCTTCTTCGCTTATAGTACCGTCTACTATTTTTTCATATTTAATTTTTACATCCCCATCCATGAATACAATTTTATTGTATCCTAATTTAGAAATTGTTGGAAATGAAAATCTATGAAGACTATATGAGAAAAGTTTATCTTGATGTAAATTATTAAGATATTGTTTTGCATATTCCTTTTCATCAATTATTGTAGAAGGAATACATTCTAATTCCTCAGACCAAGGGTAATCTTTTCTAGCTTCCTTAATATCAATAATAGCTTTAATTTTACCAGTTTGTTCTGCAAACTCAGTAAAATCTTCAGGATAATCTGTTAAAATAACATAATCCATAATACCATCATACCCCGAATTAATGGCTTCTAAAATGTTAAGTTTAATTCTTTTACGGTATGAAGGGCCGAATCCCCAAAGAGAAATAATTGGTTTATCCATTGTTTGTTATTTTAAAATTTCTAAATCAAAAACATTAAAAAATTCTTTTACTATATTATCGAGATGTAGATAATTGTCATAATATTCTAAATTGTTTTTAGATATAGAATTTAATAAATCTTCGTTACTAATTGTTCTTTCAGCCGCTTCTATAAATCTATCCGCTGTTTCTTTAAATGGTATACCGTAGTATGTCATGAAAGCATTTTCTGAAGGTTCAGTGCCTTTTATATAGTTTATTCCAGGAAGTAATCCTTTATAAAATGGTGTTTTCATTTCTGATCGTAGTGTTGGGATTCCTAACCCCATTGATTCTACATCTCTTAAACACCACTCTCCGTTACCATTAAGAGATAAAGTCATAGCATATTGGCTCATTTTTTCATAGTAGTTTTCTCCTCTTAATCCAGCATTAGTGTCATAGATATCAAATAAAGGATGTTTTTGAAGTATATCTGTTATTTGCTTTCTAGAATCGTAAACCCAACCTATAAAACATGCTTTTTTTATTTTTTCATCTAGTACATATGGTTTTCTATATTGTTGGATATAATCATATGATGTTAGTTGTTCTAATGGATATAAAAAGGGATCAAATTTAACATTATATTTTTCTTTAATTTCCTCAACTGTTAAGTAAATACCTAAACCTCCAATAACATGAACTACATTAAGAGTTTGCCAACCAAAATCATGCATCATAACTTCTACTCCTCTATCCCAGAAATTAAGCACGGTTGTTTTATCATTATCAGCATTAATTATTTTTAATGTTGATATACCACATCTACCACAAGGACTGTCACATTCTTTATAGAGTTCTCTTGTATGTACTCTAGATAAATTCACCTCAGGGTAATGAATTTTTATAGTTTCATATATGCTATCAAAAACATATCTAAACCCCTGATTCCCTCCTCCATCAAAAGCATATTCAAATATTAAATTCATTTACTGTATTTTATAATTATAGTTGGTTTGTTCTTCAATTCTTTCAGCCCATCCTTGAGATTTACTATGTGCCCATATAACCCAACGTGCCGGTATTTTATCTATTAAGAAGAATTTTTCTTCATTGTACCATTCTCCATCAGATGCTAGTATATTTTTAATCTGGTGTTCTTGGTAATCTTCTCTCCATATTTCTTTTCCATCTTCATCATCAAAAGCACAAACCCAGAAATCATAGTCATCATGTTTAAAATGACTCTTATTAAGTTGTATACAATGGTAGAAAGAAAACATAAATGAATCTTCCCATTCTTTTTCATCTTCAATTACCGGATTAGGAGGATAATTATTATCATACGTAAAGCGTTGTACTGATCTTTTTCCAAAGTGTATACCAGCATATTTTTCGTAATCACGTAATGTACGTTCAGTTCCCAAATCAAATCCTGTTAAGTCAAATCCATTATCTTCAGTACCTAATAGTTGTCTAATTTTAGAGCGAGCAATATTTTGTTGAGTCCACCAATCTTCACCTCGTTTATGTTGATCATCCCATACTAATATACCATCTCTTTCTTCACGCATTGTGGCATGCCATATAACTAATTTATGTGGGTGAAATAAATCATACCCGTGAGTATATGAACGAACAGTTAAATTTAATTCTTCACCACTAAAATAGATATCGGGATCATGCAATACTGTTTTAGCCCAATGTCCATCAGCGAAGCAAAAATGTCCTGATAGAAATCTTGATGGAGGTGGTTCAGTCATATCTTGCCATCCATGTAATAATGAAGGTCTAATGAATATAGTACCATGAGGATAAAAACATGCAAATGTTTGTTGCCAAGGTTCCATCGTTCTTCCAGCCGGATCATCAAATGGATTATAATATGGTAAGTATGCTGCTAATATCGGTTTTTTAACGCCTTTATCCTTTAATTGATCATGCATTTCAATCAATGTTACATCCCAACCCTCAGCAAATCTATGATGTGAGTCAAGTTGACAGATATATTCTTCATCTTGTAACATTGTATTAATCTGGTAGCGAGCGTATGGTAATCCTTTAGCTTGTGTGTAATGAATATCCATTATTCTAAAACGAGAATCATTTCTAAATTCATCTACATTATCAAATCCATCTTCAGGGTTAAATTGTCTACAAATACCAAATACTAATCTATCAGGATGTGTAGCATTCTCTAAGGCCGATTTAATTGTAGGAACTAATTCGGGTTCTCTGTATGCTGGTAGATGGATGAATATTTTTTTTAGGCGTACTTTTTTCATTATCTAGGTATTTTATTTTCAATAATTTCATGATTCCATTCTTTAGATATACTATGTGGCCACAATAACCAACTATCTGGTGTTTCATCACATTCAAATTCTCTCCAAATATGGTAAAATTGATCATGATCTGTAGAGCCTGATTTTATTCTTATAATTTCATGAGCATCCGCATCTGCTCTAAGTATTTCAGTTCCATTTTTATCTTTAAAGGCTACTACCCAACAATCATAATCTGTTTCCGTTACAGAACCTTTATAAACATCAATACAGTATTTGAATTTTTTTACAAATCCTTTTTCCCATGTTTTTTCATCTTTATAAAACATAGGAAGTAATTGTTGATCTAGAGTATGTCTTTGTACTCTTTTACCTTTAAAATCTACACCAATATATTTTTCAAAATCAGCTAATGTACGTTCTTTTCCTAAATCAACACCCACAAAATCAAATTCTTCTCTACTCTCATCATCTATACCGAATAATGCTCTATATTTTTTAAATGAAAGTTTATCTAAAGGAGAAAATTGATGATCATCCCAATGACGTGTTTTTCCTTCTCTAGTATATTCATGCCAGATAACAGGTTTATGTGGATGAAATAAATCATATCCATTAGTATATGCTCTAGCAGATATTGATGTTTCTTCTCCATGAAAATACAAATCAGGATCATGAGGTACCTCGTAAGTAAACTGTCCTAAGGTAAATCCAAAATGCCCCGAATAAAATCTTGCAGGAATAGGTTCAGTTAATTTTTGCCAATTTTCTATATAGCAAGGAACTATGAATATAGGACCTTCAGGCATAAATCTATCGTAATTAGTATGCCAAACTTCTATATTTCTACCTTGTGGATCATTGTTTGGAAAATATCCAGGTAAATAAGCTGTTAGTAGTGGTTTTTTATGACCTTTTGCTTGAAGATCCTTTAACATATTGATTAAAGTTTCATCCCAATCTTTAGAAAATCGGTGATGAGAATCCAACTGTAGAGTATAAGTTTCGCCGCTATATTGTCTTTGCAGTCTATTTCTAGCCCAACAAACACCTTTAGCATCTTTATAATGGATATCCATTATTTTAAAGCGTGGATCTTCTTTATATTCATCTAAATTATCCCATGTATCGTCATCGGCATGTTGCCAAGCAATACATACTCTTAAATTTTCAGGCCATTTAGCATTAGCTAACATGTCTTTAATAGTAGGTAATAATTCAGGATCCCTATAAGAGGCTATTTGTACAAATATTGTATCTTTTGAAGATTTTTTCCTTGACATAACGATTTATATAACTAATTTATTTGCTATACATATATATTAGAGCGAACCTCTTTGCTTATCTCCTTGCCACTGTCCATCATATTTTTCAGCAGAAACACACTCATGAAAATAAATTTGTGCTACTCTAGCATCTTGTTCAATGAATATTGTTTCATGTACATATAATAATGTGCCCATAAATTCGGTTTTAAAGCCGGGATCAAATACAGGACTATTAATTATAGCACCATTACGGTATAATGATGAGCGTTGCTTAATAAACGCTACTCTATTATCAGGTATATTACATCCTTCATTAAAGGTAATATCATATACACCTTCATGTAGTAACCATCCTCTATCTCCATCTAAGTTGATAGGATCAATTGGGGTATACGTAGTAAGTTCAGTTTTATCTTTTAATATTTTACCGATTACACCACCTCTAGATAGGTTATAAACTCCACCACCAATTTTGTTACCAACTTTTTGTACGGCTTTGAGAGATAAATCGTACCCAACTTGTGCTGGTTTGCCTTTTGTGTGTTCTAGAAAGAGTAAACCTTCATCTACTATTTGTTTTGCATTTAACATAACTTTATTTTTTTATTTTTCTATCATCGTATTCTAATATACCTTTTGCATCAGCATATTGTTTTACTTCATTAAATCTTACTTTACTCCAGTTCATTTTTTCCTTATCTGATAGAGATTCTAAGATGCATGTAGTGTAACAGTTTGGAGTTTCGTAGATCGTTATTTTGTGGACGCCTATATTTTTGTAGGAATGAAATAATACATCCATTGCTAAGAATATTTCTTTAGCTATATTTTCTACTGATGGGTTGCAGTAATTACCTTCCCCATTTAGACTCATCAGCCATAATTTAGAACCGTATGATTTTGTTGTTTCAATCAATAGTGTATCTTGGGGATTTAATATCATTCCATGATCTAAAATATCATCAATCCATTGACATCCTATGCGTTTAATTTCTTTAAAATCAATAGCATAACCAATTTCTTCCATTTCATTAAATTCAAATTCTAACTCGTATAGATAGGTATGACCATGAATATTAAAACATTTCATACTTTCATTCATAACTCTATGACCAGAATCGAAGTTACCTTTTCTAGTAATATATTGTTTTTTCATATTGTAGATTTATACTGCAAATGATTCACCGCAACCACATGTTCGTGAAGCATTTGGATTAATAAATTGAAATCCTTTTCCATTTAGTCCATCACTAAAATCTAATTCAGTGCCAAATAAATATAAGACCGATTTTTTGTCTATCAAAATTTTTAATCCAGCTTCTGTTTTAACTACTTCATCTAGGGGATCTATTTTATCATCAAAATCCATTACATAAGATAAACCACTACATCCTCCACCCTTTACACCTACTCTTAAATTATGTGTATCGGGGGTAATATCTTTTTCCATCATTAAAGATATAATATGATCTAATGCCTTACTACTTACTGTTACCATGGTTTTTGATTCTACACGTGTGAAGCTTCGAATATTAATTCTTGTTGTCCGTTTTTTACCCTGTAATCATTGATAGCTGCTTTTATAGCATCTTCTGCTAATACAGAACAGTGGATTTTTACAGGTGGAAGATTTAATTCTTCAACTAATTCCATATTATCCATTTTAATAGCTTCATCTATTGTCATACCTTTTAACCATTCAGTTGCTAATGAAGAAGCAGCAATAGCGGATCCACATCCAAATGTTTTAAATTTAGCATCAATGATGATATTATTTTCTACTTCAATTTGTAAACGCATTACATCACCGCACTCAGGTGCTCCAACTAGTCCGGTTCCAACATTTAATTTAGATTTATCTAGAGTCCCTACGTTTTTAGGGTTAGAATAATGATCTATTACTTTATCTGAGTATGCCATATGGAATAAATATTAAAATTCTTCTGCTATCCCAAGTAATTCTGCTATTATAAGCAAAGCACCCGCTATGTATAACTCACCTCTAATTAAAGTAACTCCAGCTACTATTCGAAGACATGATTTCATTAAACTAATTCTAAAATGCCAATTTGTTTTACTTTCTTTCTGTTGCATAATCTGGTATTGTTTGTGAATCTTTATTCTCCCAAGGGTAACAGTACCATACATCTTCTTTAGCTAAATTATAGTAGAAATCTGGTTTAAACATAGCGGTTGGTTTATAGTGGAGAGTAGCTGTTAGTACTGAGGGGAATTCACTATATTGAGATAGTGTTTCTCCTGTGTCACATATATCGTCTACTATTAGAATATTTTTATACATTGGGTCTTCGCCGTCATCTTCTTTTAAAAAAGGTATTCCTAATTTATGTGATAGCATAACGGCAGGTATTAATCCTCCTCTAGGACATCCATGTATAACATCTATTTCAAGTTTACTCTTAATAATCTGCTTAGCTAAATTATCAGTAGCTTTGTCAATATCTTTCCATTTTAGGTATGTTTTTTTCATTATCTATATCCCTCCATTCCTAATTTAAGCATTTCAAGTACTTCAGCTTTAGCTGTTCTACTATGATCAGCAAATACGCCTGATACTTCACTTGTAACCATACTAGCACCAAAGTGTTTTACACCACGACAACTAACGCAATTGTGGAATGAATGTACTAATACCATTACACCAACATTATCTTCACAAACTGTATTTACAGCATTATGAATAGCGACTGTGAGTTGTTCTTGGATAGCACCTCTACGAGCAAAATGCTCTACAATACGATTTAATTTACTTAAACCAACTACTTTACCTTCTTTACCAGGTATATAAGCAACGTGTGCTTTACCTAAAATTGCTTGATGGTGGTGTGAACACATACTAACGATAGGAATATCTCTTTCTAATACAATTCCTTCATAACCGTCACTTGGGAATGATGTAATATCAGTTGGTAACTCATATCTGCCTTTCCAAAGGTCAAATACGTATGCTTTAGCTACACGGCGAGGTGTTTCCATACTGTTTGGATCATTTCTCCAATCAACACCTAAAGCATCAAGAAATTTGCCATATGCAGTTTCAGCTTCACCTACAATAAGCCATTTTTCATCATCTGTAAGAGAGCGATTAAAACCATCTTCAATACGTGATTGCAATTGAAGTGACATACCATTTGCAAAGCCGGGTGTGGCTGTTTCTAACGCCTTAATGTCGGCGATTGTTCTTCTTTTGTTTTCCATTTTATGTAACTATTTTTTATAACTAAATATACAAACCCTTAATGGGTTTTCAAAATTTATCTATGCCCTCCATTAAATCTTCTAATAGGAGTATTACCTATTCTTGGGGGACGAGGTGGTGGACCATAATTTGGTCTTTGAAATCTTGGATAATAATAATACGGTTCTCTATAGGGGTTCCAATAATAATTGTAAAACGGATTAATACGAGGTGTATAAATGTCCTCATAAATAATCCGTTTTTTAATCTCAATTAAATTAGTTGAATCTTTTGGATTAACATAAACGTATTTAGTAGTTGTACATCCAAACAAAACAATAGTTAGTAATAATAATAACTTTTTCATGTTATATAATTTAAACGTTTAATAAGCTATAATATTCTTTAAAATGCTTAATACGATCTTCTAATCCAATAGTACCACCATTAACACGCTTAGTTACTTTAGTAACAACTGCGTCCGTAGCACCTTCATCCGCAATTTTATGTAAGCTATTTTTATGAAAAAACCAAGCAGCTGATAATAATGGATATTTAGTTGCTACTAAATCAGGATTATCAGTTATGTTTTCGGTAACAACAGCATCGAAAGCTTTATAATTATCTTTACCAGTAAGCTGAATATAACCACGGCCACGATACTTCCAACCATCACCAGAGGCTTTATCACTATTACCCATACGACTTGCATACACAATATTAGCAATTTTTTCAGGTTTTCTTTCATATAGAAGAGCCGTTTCATTTGTTGGAAAATATTTTTTAAATATACTTGTTAAACCCTTAGCTCCATAGTTTAAATTTTCATTTACTAATTTAAATCCACCTGATTCATGTCCTGCTTGAGCCAGAAAATGAGCTAAACGCAATGATGTATTTAGCTCAAACTTAGCAATTGTATCAGGAAGTTGAGCAATTACAATATCAGGGATATGCCCTTTTAATTTTTCTAAGTTCATACTTTATTTTTTTTTATTAAAAATCTTTATTAATTCCAAAATTAAAACTTTCTGCTTTATCATACCCTAAACCGCTTTGTCTACAGTAATTTAGGGATAGTGATAGTGATTTATCTTTAAAAATATATACATTGCTATTTAAGTCATACTCAGCTAAAATATCTTTAAATGCATAGAAATAATTTAATCCACCACTGAATGATAATGAGTAGTATTCATTATTATATATTGGGAATGTTACTTTGGTTCCATTATATTCGTATCCTTTTAACAGTGACCAATATCCAAAATTAACTCCTACTGATATTCCTGATTTAAAATATCTACCATATTCTATAGCTCCACCAAATGTATTTTTCCAATCTTTAATAGGAGAATTAAAAAATAACCCAGTACCGGCAGATATATAATTTTTTTGACTATATACTGATGAAGCTATTAATAATAATAATATTGTTATAATTTTTTTCATTTTTAATTTATCTTCTTGTTGATTTCTTAATTGGTTTCTTTTTTGTTACAGGTTTTTTATTAGTCTTTTTAGTTAATTTTTTTACAGGTTGGGCTTTTTTTCTATCTCTTATAGCTGAATAGAATATTGATCCACTTAACATTATGGATAATGCTAAACAACCAATCATAAAGTTATCGAATACTCGGATAAGTGATAGCATCTTAACTGTTTCTTCTTGACCAATTCTAGACTGTAGATCTGTTAACCAGTTAATCCTGTCTGTTACTGATAGTAACTCTTCTTTGATATTGCTTTGTTCTAATAATTTTTGAGCGCCTATTTTATCAATTTCAGCTAACTTAAATATATCATCAAGTTTTTCATCAATGTCAACCATTTGCTTATCGGCTAACTTAGCAACTGAGTCTTCTTCAGGAACTAAGTATGTGGAAAGATAAGCTTTCCATTCTTTACCTGTTTGCTCTCTTACTTCCATTATCTCATCCTTATGAGCAAGTAGCGTATCTACATTAATAATGCTGGTAGATAAAGCACTACTGATGTAGGTTCCGTAGTAATCAAACCTATGTGATAAAAGGGGTCCTGGTTTTAATCTGTCTTCTAAAATTGTAGTAGCGGATACTTGTATTTTATCATTTACATACTTTCCGAATGATGCTACAGCTATTATTATTGCTGTAAGGATAATCATAATTGTTGAACTCTTCATATTAACCTTTTTTGATTCGTGACTTTGGTTTTTTAATTATTCTTTTTTTTTGAGGTGGTGCTCCACCTGTTTTTATATTTTTAATAAAGTCTGCTGGGTTATTAGCAAAGTTTGTAGATATTTTAACTATGCCTGTTAATAGCTCAGGAGAGTTTAATCCTACCAATCCATAAGCAATCGCTTTATACATGGATGATACTTTAAACTGCTCTAATATGAACCAAGCAATTAGAGAAGCAATCATAGAGGCCGATATATTACTAACAACCTGTGCCAGAGTTTTATCTTCAGGATTCTTGCTTGTTGCAAGTCTAGCGATCATTCCTGCTGCTCCAATAAGTAATACTATCCATCCTCCACTTAGAAATAAAGGGATAAATTTGCTTAAACTATCCATCATTATTTATTTATTCTTCTTTCTTCTTATTAATAAACTTATCTACAGAAGCTATTCCAAAGCAAGCTATTGTTAATACTTTAAAGGAATCATAAATAAATTCATTTACTAATAACGGTTTATTCATGGCTCCTGTAACTACATCTGCTATAGCAAACACACACATCATAGTAAAAGCCATAAATCCAATAACAGCTTTTTCATTAATAGTGTTATTGTCGTCAAATAATTGACTAAAAAATTTTTTCATATACGGATAATTTAGGGGTTATCGGCGATAAATAGGACAATCGCGATAACCCCTTGCAGTATATATGTATGAATTTTTAGTCTATAAACGCGTGCTGCACTAGTTTTTGAGCAGTTTCGTAATCGGTATTGTATATTTTACGGCGTCTTGTTTCTACTTTAATTATTTCTAGTTCTTCTAGTAGATTATAGAAGTCCTTGATTGTTTTTTGATTTATATCAAGTTTTTGAGTAGAAACTACGGATTTTAATTTTGTTATATTCATTAACGGATCGTTCTTTTTCTTTTTACCTCTAACGTATAATATAGCTAATAGTTGAAGAGATTCTTCAAATTGTTTGTATTTGGGAGTAGAAAATAAATCTTTAGTTTCACCGTATGCCCCTAAAGTATAGTATCCTCTAAATCCAACACCCACTAGTACTATAATTTCTAAAAAGAATGTTAAGAAAACAAGTAGTGTGTTATTTTGTTTATTTTTATCTAATTGAGTCTGCGTGGATAAACCCGTTTTATCTTCTGTTTTAGCAATACGTTCATCTCGTTCGTGTTCGTATGATTTAACGTCAGCTTCTAATTGTTTAACGGTATTACGTTGTCTGTTGTTCAATACTCCATCAACATCGTTAGTTTGTATTGCTTGGATTTGTTGTTCTTTTAATTCTATACGTTGCTGGTATATTACTATTATGGATTCTGCTTTTTGGTTTGCTGTAGAGTCAATATTTGCAGTTATTTGAATACTTCTATCTATCCATCGATGTGAACCATTTAATGATAGATAGAAAGATCCGGATGTCAATCCGATAACGGTTAATGCTCCCCCAACTATACCGACTGTTAATCTTTTATGTTTAAATATACTAGTAATGAATTGTTCAAACGCAAATCGTTTAAATAACTCATATCCGGTCATTATTAAAACGGCAAAGAATAAAAACATTTTTGCTTTAATCCCTGCTAGATCAGGAATAGAATTAACGACATCTGAAAAGAAGTAGTAGGAGAAGTAAATAATGGCTATATTACCTAAAAAGGAAAACCAATATAGTGTTTTATCTAGAGTGCTAAAATTTAATTCAAAGCTATTTGTTTCAAGTTGCTTTTCTAACTTTTTATATTTTAAAAATTCCATTTAGTTTTGTATATAAATATATTTAATATATATTTTCCCAATATATTTGCCTAATTTTTTCGCCTAATTCCGCATCATTAGGTGTGTTATAAATTATATGCTTAGGAACAGCAATACAACTATGATCAGTTCCTCTATCATAGCATTTAGAACAAAGTTGTCCTGCTCCTTCAATATAACCAATTCGTAAATCAACGTGAACTTTAATATCATAAGGTGTTTCTACACCACACAAAATACAATGATCTTTTGCCATATTGTTTATTTTTTTATTTCCAAAATATTTGTATTCCTAAAATTGTTGCTGCTAATAATAAGCAAACAGTTGTTTTATGAGTAATAGCTTCATTAAATAAAAAGTAACTCATTACCCCAAATACAATAATCCCTACAGCAAAACCAATTAAACGACTTGGCCATATTTCCCCATTATATGCTTTTACTAAATGTTCTACCGATTTAATAAATAACCAACTAATTGGTATAGCAACCGCTAATATAGTTGCTGGGTATTTTTGGTACCAGTTGTATTTTATATTTCCTTGTAGTTGAATAAAAGTAATAATCTGGGCTAGAAACCCATAAAATATTCCTAATAATGTATTCAAAATTTATTTTTTATTTTCTATAAAATAACGTAAATCCTCTGGGGTTCCTAGTCCCCACATTTTCTTTATATTAAATGCAAGTATATCTTTATTATCATTTATTGCTTCATTAAATACAGGACATACATAAAATTCATTGTTTACACGAATATTATTCACAATCATTTGTTCAGCGTACTTGATAAAATCAGAACCTTGTTTCCAATAATAAAATCCTACTGTTGCGTTATCCGATATTGGATTTTTTTCAGCTACTTCAGTTACTAATCCATTTTTATCTAACTTAACAAATGACCATTTAGGATGAGTTGCTTTAAATGTTACAATACCTCCATCAGCATCTGTTTCTTGCATTTTGTACATGAATTCATTTGAATCCCATTCTACAAATTGGTCCAAGTTTGCAAAGAATAGAGGTGCGTCATTATTAATATATTTTTTAGCTTGTAAGGCTGTACAAGCTGCTCCTTCTGTAATACCATCTACTTCTACTATTTTGCAATTTGGCGTTATTAGATTAAGTAGTGTATCTAAGTTATACTTTTCACGATGTTTCTTTTGTACAATATAAATATAATTAGCATCTATATTTAAATTTTCAACTACTACTTGAATCATTGGTTTCCCGTTAACATCAATGAGTGGTTTTGGAAATGTGTAACCCGCTTGTTCAAATCTAGAACCAGCACCAGCCATTGGTATTAATATATTTAGTTTTTCATCTTTCCACTTATTGGTAATAATATCTATACCGTTTTCTATTTCAAATAATTTCAATGCAATTTTAGTATAAGTAACATCATGAGGATTTCTTACTCTCATTGTGTGAGCACAACTTCTATGTGCTGCAAGTAATCCATGGGGACTATCTTCTATAATCAATGTTTCTTCAGGAAGTATACTTAAAATACTTATTGCCGTCCAATACATTTCGGGATGTGGTTTGCTATTTTTTACATCCTCATTTGATAAAATCAAGTCAATAAACTCAATAATACCTAATTTAGATAGTACTGTTAATACTGTTTTACGAACACTATTTGAACATATGGCGATTTTATATCCATCTTCTACTAGAGCATTAAATACTGACTGTAGCGTTAGATTTGGTTTTAGTTGCTTTAAAGCCTCTATTGTTAGATGTTGTTTTCTATTCCAAATAGTTTCATATGTGTTTGGATGTAATCCTTTATTTTGAGTAAGTAATTCTAATTTTTGAGATGTTTTTAAGCCATCATAAATCGATAAATGTTCTGTTTCACTAATAACATACTTTTCACTTCTACCAATTTCTCTTAGTGCTTGATTTAAAGCATCAAAGTGTATTTGTTTAGCTTCAACCAACACACCATCCATATCAAATATAATTAACTTTACCATGTAATTAAACTTTTATCAAAACAGATATATCTATCATATTCAGGTTTATTATGTAAATTATTTTCTTTAATAAGCTGTTTTAAAAAATCATTTTGATATGTTTTATCTAGATGATCATGTCCATTTAAAGTCATTAAAAAAGCACCATGCCTTATTATTTCTATGTATCCTATAATAAAGTATTCAGGAGGGCAACAAACATCATATATTTTATAATTAGTACAAATTATTTTATAATGATCTTTATTTTCTAATATAGAGTTATCAAGATCATGAAGACTAATTTCAGGATTATCTAATAATAATTGTTGTAATGATGTTTTTGTCCAAATACAAGGTTGAACATTGAAAGCATGTCTATATTGATTATCTACTTGATAAAAAATAGTAGATTCAAACTCATATTTAGATGAATTTACTAAAATAGGAATAAAATTATGATTAATAGGACATATAGATCCAAATGTAAACATATCTACATTTTCATCTTGTATTAATTTAAGTAGATTTTCCAATCCACTAATGTCTATAGGATTAGTTAATAAATAATCGTCACAAAAGTAAAATATATAATCTTCGTTAATTTGAGGGAGAATATTACTTAATGTTTGTGAAAAATGTCCTCCATTATCATGAAAAGATACGTTACCACTTAAGTAGGTAACTTTATCACTATATGGTAATTCTTTTTTAGTAAAACTATTAGCAGCAACATATATTGGAATATTAAAATCTGTATTGTATTTAAATAAATACTTTAAGAATAATTCTAATATTGGGATATTAGTTTCATTAGTATAAACTAAAATACATACACTTTTCATAATACTTATTGTTTAGATAACACAGCTATATATAGCCCATTCCAGAAATTAAAAACATCCCCATTATGTGTAGCAAATAATGTTCTATGATAATTAATTTTCAATTTTTTATCATGTATTGCTCTAAAAGTACCTTGAAGAACGGGAGGATAATTTGTATCATCTACTATTAAAATAAAATTATCTGCTAGAGAATCATAATAATGTGTGATTGCTAAGTATTGATCTATTTCCTCATGTTCTCCATCATAAAAGTATACATCTATGTCTTTTAGATTTTTATCTAATGGATTAAAAGAAAAACAATCTTCTTCAATAATATTAGGAGAATATCCTAATATATTGTTAAAATTATTAAATAATTCATCCCTAATACCTTCCGATCCAAGTTTCCAATTTTCTATAATTGTATGTTCTTTAACATTATTAGAATATAATGCTGATACTGCTGTAGATCCTTTCCATGATCCAACTTCTAAATATTTTAGATCATCTAATGTTGCTATATTGTTAAGTAAATGGCGACATTTAACACTACTCATACCATCTATTGCTATAATCTCATCTGATATTTTAGACTTATGGCTTATTGCATTAAACATTGATTGTTCGGTATGATTAACTAATTGCTCTATAGTTTTTATATTATACATTTAATGTTTTATCCCAAGCTGAGATATGTAATCTTGTTAATCCTCTAAATTTATATTTCTTAGCCATCTCTAATACGAATTGAGTACGCTCATG